AGCGGCCTTCCTTGTCGTACTCGTAGTACTCGATGGTTGGGTTGTTGGTATTGAAGGTCTCAATACGGAACACCCAGTCTGCACCCTTGTTGCGTGGGACATTACGGCCATTCACCATTTGGGTGGTACCGACGCGGATCAACTGCACACGAATAGCGTTTAGCCAGTGGTTCGAAATGCCCTTGTTCTCCTTGATGATAACACTGTAATCGTTATCGCTCATTTGGAACTGGTCGGTGCGAATCGATAGCAATTCGGTATTCACGAGACCGGACATTCTGTAACCTAGCTTCAAGTCCCAGTCACGTAGTAGATTGTTCGCAAGAGCAACGCTCATGTCAACCGAGTTGTAACGATTTAGGTTCACGAACCATTGGTTCAGGCCATTGAACTTGCTGTATGGCGAAGCTACAAACTTATCAGTGCCATCGGTTGATAGCACGATCTTGTCGCCGATGTTGAAGTCGGAGCCGTTGTCATTTAGGACGAAACGAATCTGCGCTGAAATGAACTCGGTGTTCACAACATAGTTTTTGGTTACGACGCCTGAGAAATCGCCCTTAACAGTGAAGATACTTCCGTGTGCCCCATTGCCGACACAGGTCAGTGTCCAGACTTTATCGTCGGTCGAGTTAAACGACTTCTTAGAGATGTCGTAGCCATTGAATTTTGGAGTCGGTGCTTCACCATGGAGAAGAAGCTCGTGGTGGCTCAACACTCGGTGCTCGTGACGGTCGATGGTGTAATCGCCAATGGTCACCGTGTTTTGACCCCACGCAGAATTCACGAAGCGAATCGGGTCAATCAAGAAGCCAACCTTCAATGCGTCATAGCGATAGTCGATAGAATTGCGCCATGTGAATTCGGTAGGACCGTTGTCACCAAATGAGTACGCGTCCGCGATACCGCTTGGGATCACGTTGATCAAAGCTTCAGCCGCATTCTCGTCAGATGCTGAAACGTATGGTGGCAGTAGACGATCAGTATGAATGTCCACACCCAATGGCTTCGCCCATGCAGCCTTAATATCGGCCCACATCTGAGTGTTCCACATGCGAGTACCGTCAGTAGCCATGTACATTTCAGCCCAACCATCCGGCATCGCGTCGTGGCCAAGTAGAACCCATGGCTCTAGGTTAGGGCGCGGAGTACCGAAATACGCCTTGTACATATCGAACCAACGAGCATACGACACGCCATCGATCGCAACAGCCTTGTAGTTCCAAGTGAATGCATCGGTTGGATTGTAGTCGCCAGTGTAGAGGTCCAGACTATTCTTCGCAGCATAGACCGCAAGTTGCTCTTCAAGTAAGCGTGCCGCCTGATCAGTGTTTTGCGCAAACGTCGAGTCGATGTCGATCTTCGAAGTATTGAATGGGCAATCTTGGTATAGCTGATTCTCGATCATCAACGTGATTTGGGATGCAACGACGCCAATGTTCAGAACAGCCCATGCTTGCGAAATGTCGCCTTGCTCGATCCAGCCTTCGCCGTCAAATGCGAATAGCTTGTTTTGAGCGCGCACATAGAACGTATCACCAACTGAAGCCGGGAATACTGGACCAGTGTCTGACTTAACAGCGAAGTACTTTAGTTCATTGGTGTTTGCGTCATACCAGAATTGATTCTTGTATGGGCGAGCTGGTGGCAAGTATCCGATAACGCCTGGAGTAGAGGAGCCATCAGAACGCTTGAATACCATATTGGCGATGTTCTTCTCAGTCGCCACGTTTGTTACGTCAACCGCGGATAGGTGTCCGTCATGATGCTGAAGCATCAATGCGCCGATGCTTTGATCGAAGTAGATGCTTGGCTGATATGCTTTGCCTAGACCCAGGTAAGGAATAGTCGCGACCCAACCGACGATACTCGAGGTTGTATCGCTGAAGACTGACGCATCGTTACGTGAAGCAACTGAAGCTAGGAATTCTTTGTAAAGCGGTGCAAGCGATTCATCTTCGTCGTTTGATAGCATCGTGCTTGGAGCAACCACCTTTCCATCAACGATGAAGTCCGCAACGTTGCGAGTCACAAACTCGTTGATTGAGTTTAGCAACTGTGCGTATTGAAGCTTACCGAATTCGATAATGCTTGGCACAGATACATCAAGTTGATTTGCGAGTCCAAGGAATAGACCAAAGTTGGTGTTGTAATCCTTGATGCGGCCGCCAAGACCTAGGTCGTAGGAATCAATGTTGCGGAAGTTATTCACACCGAATGGATTGCCTTCGAATTCAGGTTGGTTCTTGATAATGTCAGTGAAGTGGCCTAGGAGGTCGCCATAGCCAACCTGCTTACGGTTCTCGTGGGTGACGTTATGAAACATCTGCTTCGGATGCTTCCACACCCTGGCGCCGTCCTCGTCGGTCACGTAGGTAGGAGCTTCAGCTGGACCCTTCTTCCAGATCGATTGTAGTTCATCGCCTAGTTTGTAGAATAGGATGCGCTTGCCGTCCTTGCTGATCAAGCCTTGTTCGAATGTAAAGTCGCCGTACGCGTCCTTGACGATACGTGCCTTCAGTGCAGTGTCGACTGCGTAGTCATTACCTTCCGCATAGTAGAAGATTGGGCTGACGAAGCCTGAGTGCTTGCCGGTGTGAAGGTATAGGTTGAACAGAGGCTTCTGGTTAAAGCTAGTCTTGGCCTGAACAATCTCTTCGCCTTCGTCGCCTGGGCGGCCGTCAGCGATTCGTAGAACCATGCTTGATTCTAGACGAACATCATATTCGATGATTGGGCGCACTGCTTGGATAGTAGTGTCGATGGTGAAGTTCGCGCCGATGCCCATAGCCAGTTCAGCTACATCTTCTTCATGAACCCAGTAGTTGTGCTTTGCCCAGTCTGAGCTACCACCTGGACCGATCACATAGTATTCTGGCGCCATGGTTGGGTTGTACGATGGGGCGTCTGCGCCAAGTAGGTGGCCGTACCAACGGTAGCGAGAGTAGTTTGTGAACTTGTCTAGGTTGATTGGTGGTACAAAGTTGAAGCCAACAGCTGCGCCCCATTCTGCGAAGTTGTCGATGTCGACACCTAGCATTTCTAGTTTCTTCAATACGTCGTTGAAGGTGAAGATGTGTTCTTCGGCGCCGAGCTTAGTGTAGACCGATGGCACTAGCGAGTTGATCTGGCGATCGAGGTCTGCTGCTGGAACGTATGGTGAGGTGTCATGAGCCACCGCGTCGCCAACATACCCGAGGACCTTTGCGGACTCTTCCTTGGTAAGGAACTTGTTGTGCAAGTTTCTAAGGATCGAAGTACCAGCAACGGTGCGGTAACGTTGTGGGATGTAACTTACGAGGTCGGTGAATTTTTTGGTGTAGTCTGACATTAACTTCTTCCATTTGGTATTCGTTATGGAGATATTTATAAAATGTCCGTTTCTTAAAATTTGTGATATTATGGCTCAAGTGATAAATATGGAATAACATCTCCTATATCAGAGGAATCAAATGACTAAACTAATAGACATCTTCGAAGCGAAGATCAGCGGCCAACCATCGCCGCTAGCCGAAGCTAAGAACAAAGGAAGCGTTAAGCTAAAACCATGGGCAACTGAGCTAGCAGCGATCATCGAAAAAGGTCGCCCAAGTACCGAATTTGGTATTGGTGGCATGGGTGGTGAAGGCGAAACGATCACCAAAGCAGAAATGAAAAAGATCGTGGACGCTTTCAAAGCGGCGGGATATGAAGTCAAGAAAGGCCAACATGGCTATAAAGGCGACTTCATCTACAGCAAGGAAGACCCAAAGAAAGGCGTATTCTTCACCGTTGATCCATGGGAAGAAGGCGATACCAACGTCATCGGCATGGCTTGGAACGACTAATAGTTTTGATTCAAAAAGAAATGGCTCCCAATTGGGAGCCATTTTTGTTTTTACGCTAGATTTTGTCTTAGTGTCGTAGCAGTATAAGTGCTTACGATTTCGATGTCATTGATCGTCGCGCAGCTCTGTAGGATTTCATCCTCGCCAGATTCGATGACGAACATCGAACCAAACGAGTTGTTCACGAACAGAGGAACCAACACAACCGAAGCAACATCAAGCGGCAAACGCTGATGGATCAACGAGAACAACTCAGTCGCGTAGAACGTATCACCAAAGTCCCAGTTGTCGACGGTGAAGAACATGTTGATGACCTTCACGATTTCCGCCTTGATCTGGTCATCGGTCAACGTCGAAGCTTGCGACTTGATCACACGGAAGCGAGCACGAAGTTGTGGTTCAGCCAAGTCACCAAACAACACTTTGACTTTACCGGAGTGCATCACAACAGTGTCAGAAATCATCTTGGTCGATAGCAAGTTACTGTACGAGTTGCGTAGCTCCAGAGGAGTCGGCGGGACTGGTACGTAGCTATTAGTGCCATTGATGTACGACGAAACGTTGTCAAAGTAACCACGAGTTAGCACGAACATGTCGATGATGTTTGATGTCGACGGGTCGATCAAATTAGTGTTCGGACTGAAGTGTTGCCACAAGAAGTCCAGGCCACTACGACCGATTTTACGAACATAACCGTCAGCATTACCAACAGCGAACTTGTTCTTAATCTCTGGCGTTTCAGCCACAGGAATTTCTGCGCTGTTTGGATCATTCTCAATGTTCGATACGTCAAAGTACACGTAGTCGATGTTGTCAAAGTTAGCCACCGAAATCTTACCAGCAGTTGCAGTTGGGAACGTCACAGTAATGTTGTTCGCATCCACTTTAGTCATCGTGCCCAGCTCGAGACCCATGAAGTCAACCACTGGTTTGTTGGTGCTTAGGTTGTGAGCAATTGTCCATACAGTCGACGGAGTAGTTTGCTGATGGACATGCTTAAAGCCAGTGTTCACAAATTCAGTGAAGCCCATGCTATCGTCAGGTACACCATCACCGGATTGATAAGTTCCGCTTGCATCGGTCGGTAGAACTTCTAGTGCGTTCACATTCACAATACCATTGTCAAAGCGGACAGCGTCAACCACGTCAAAGTTCTTGTTCTTGCCTAGTGCCATTGCTTTGCTCTTGCCCAAGTTCGACTTCAACAGAGCTACGCGATCGCGCACACGGTTCTTGGTATTTGGATCGATGATGTATGAGTCAGAGTTGTACCAGAACTTGGTGGTGTCTGATTCAATAACGATCTTCAAATCGCGGAAGCGAATCTCCCATTCAAGTACGTTGCCAGTCACTGGATCATCATTACGATGGATACGGAAAATCCACGAGCGATCATCGCGCGGTTGGTTCAAAGTACCTGAGTAAGCCGGATCGAAGTCTGCATCGTCGTTCAGCGATTCGCCATCGATGGTGTACCAGCGACCAGCAAGGTTCACGCCTTCGTATTGGACACCGCCAAAGATAAAGCCGCGTTGAGTTGCAACTCCACCTTTCACATCGAAGACGAACGCATCGCCTTGCGCGAAGTCGATAATGCCAGGAATGATCGAGAACGAGATGCTGTCGTTTTCATAAGGCAAGACCGAATTGACAGTTGCCAAGCCAGTGAGGCCGGATTTCGAACCAGTCACTGAGAAGGTTACCGAGCCAGTACCATCGTTGGTGAACTCAATGGTCCATGTTTCGTCTGGCGCATCTTCCTTAACATTCATCGAGACCACTAGACCTTTACGTTCAGCATCATCGGCACCAACACGATTGAAGCCGACTTCGTTGGTGAAGCCGATACCAAAGGTAGGTTGCTCAGAAGCGACCTGGAGGCCGTTAGGAGGCAACGAAGTGGTTCCGTCAATGGTTCTAAAGATCGTGTCGTTGTAAATCTTCTGATCGGCGTCGTTTGACACTACAGCGCAAGTCACGCCATTGATCAGCACGTTCTCTTTTGGTTCGCCATAGAAGTGACGATCAAGCTTACCTTGAATTGCAGTTTTCTCAAACACACCAAGCTTTGAATCTTCGATGAACTTGTAGCGTGGGTTGGTAACAACGTCACGTAGCTGGCTATGCTGCGAAGTCATGTACGTGAGGATGTTCAAGATGTTTGAGGTCTTGAGCATTGGCTCGATCGCAGAGTCAATCAACGCACGTGAGGACAGAGTCGAGATGTTCGAGTTCTGTTTCATGTCGTAGTAGATGCGAAGGTCATCACCGAAAATCTTGACGTTCTGGTAGTTGCCAGACGCGTCGTTCCAGTCGATATACTTTGGCTGTCCGGCGAAGGTACGGTTAACGGCTTTGAGCTTTAGGATCGATGGATCGCGTAGCAGCAAAGTGTTATAGTCTTGACCATTGACCATACGACCTTGTGAGTAGTAGGTTGATGGCGCGGTGCGACGAATGTGCTCGATGTCTTCGCTCGCCGCTGAGTTCTGTAGGGTGCTGACGAGTGAGAAAGTCAAGCTCGCAGATTCAGCCACGTCGAAGGTCGAGTTATAGGTGAAGCCCATTGGCATGTTCACCACGCGATTCTTTTGAATCACGATGTTCGAGTTCAGGGACTGACGAACCCACACGTTGAAGTTGCCAACCGGAATAGATGCGAAGTTGCCGTCGCCAAATAGTAGGCGAATGCGGTCGTTCTCCAACGTTTCGACTTCGAACTTGTTGCGGTTCTTGTCCACGTTGAAGTAGATGTTCTGTGCATTGATTGCAGACACTTGCTCCCAACGTTCAAGTGTATTGCCTGAGGTATCGACCTTATTGATCCATACGTCGACGTTGTTGATGTTCTGGAGGTTGATGTCAACCACTTGGTTCGGGATCGGAGTCTCGAATGAAAGCGGTAGATTCGACAATGTACCTTGCTTCGTGTACATCAAGAAGCCGGTCATGTCTGAGCCGTCGCCTAGACCGTCGTTTGAGTAAACGACTTGCATAGTCGAGTTAGCATCAGGTGCCTTCTCAAACACGCCATCTGCATCTAGGTCAGATGGAACGATTTCCATTGGGACAGTCTCAGTGTTGGTGCTGACTTGATAGCCATGCACACCACGAGTGAAGCTGCCGCGAGAGTTGTTGAATGAGTATAGTTGGAAAGCGATGTCGCCAACTTGGAATGACTTGATTGGCTGCCCGAATGGCTTGGTCATGAGACGATTCATGATCAAGAAGAATTGCTCTTTCCAAAGGGCGTTGTTGCTGTCGTTCCAGACGATGGTACGATTGCTGATGTCATTACCTTGTGAGTCAATGATCGACTCAGAAGTCGAGATTGAAGTTAGCTTCACAAGGCCGCGAGCTGGCAGGTTACGTGACGAATTGTACGAGATAAGCTTCGCCAACTTCAGAATGTTCTGCTTACGTTCAGCAGTCGAAATGAAGTTTTCATGGCTCGCCATATCGATACGGTACGCCAATTGTTCTGCTACAACCGCGAAAGCGTCAATGACTGCGATCAGTTCTGAGGTTTCAATGTAGTCATTGAACTGTTCAGCATAGTACAACTTCATGTACTGGATTAGAGATTCCTTGACGGACTCGTAATCAAAGGACACGAAGTTGATCTTGTCGAAAGCTTGGTAAACTCTGTCCCAAGTTTCGGCTGCATAAAGTGATGTTACGGCCATGAATTTTTCCTATGATCTATGTGGAATAATCTGGTATTTATTAGTTTGAGTAAACCTCGATTTTGAGGTCTCCTGTGACCTTCAACTCGATGTATAGCAACGTTGCTACCGCGACAATCGCATTGTTATCCGGAAGCGACATGACATCAAGATTCATCAACTTGACTCGTGGATCATAGTTGAACACTTTGCGTAGGTCCTCTTCGATGATTCCTCTAACTTGCGCATCGTTTGGTTCGAAGACCAGTGAAGGAATTCTTGTACCAAACGATGGCATGTGTGGACGTTCAAAGTACTCAGTGAAGATGTGATTCAACAAGTCTTCATTCACCAAGTCCTTATTGGTCAAGGTGTATGAGCCGCCAGGCTTGCTGGCGTTGCGTGACGAGAAGCCTTTGTAAAAGATTTTCTGTGATGCCATTATGGTCTCCAATGTTTGTTGCGTTCCTGATCGCTCTTAGGGCGTCCCCATGGCTCGTGTTCAGGAACAATGCCAGGTTCTAGGGCTTGTGGCGCCTTCGCCGCTTTAGGGGCTTCAGGAGCTGCCGGGCCGTTGAGGTGGACCTTTGCACCTGATGCTAATAGATTTCCACCGGCCTTTAAGCCAAGTACAGCTGAAGTCGAGATTGTTGCCGCGCCGCCAGCATTCACGTTGAACTTTGCGCCAGAGGTGATGTTCGCATCTGAGGCAGCGTTTGCTTCAAAGTGGTCACCGCAAGTAATCAATGTGCTGCAACCAGAATTCACATTGATGTTTGCTCCGGCAGTTTGGCTGATGTCTGCTCCGGCCTTCATGTTGATCGACCCAACAGCGTTCATGTTGATGTTGCCGAGGGCGGTGACATTGAAGTCCTCATCCGTAGTAAACGAAATTGACTTCTGACCATAGAAGTGAATATGGCCATCAGTGTCCATCTCAAACCATGTCTTGCCTTTGTTGGTTGAAATGTAGATACGCTCGTTCGTGTCGTCCATGATGATCTGGTGACCAGTGGTCGTCTTGATTCGAACGCGGCAGAAGTCTGGCTGATCTTGCATAGAAATGTAGTGACGGCCAGGCGTGACGATACAGTAACCTTGTGGGTCTAGAGCTTTGTCATCTGTTTTATTAGGATTCTTAGCGTAGCCGTCGGAACCATCCTTGTCCGTAAGAGCTTGAGCAATCTGACGTTCATATCCGCCTCTCGTAAAGTAGTGTTTGTCATTTAAGCCAGCCTCTTCGAGGTTGCGTTTTGCTGGCTGCATATCTTCGTATGAGTCCGAATAAGGACCGGGCGGGAATGGCTTCGACTTAGTGATGTCATAGCCACGACCACCTGGCATTCCTCGGTTGGACATTGCCGGGAACAAGCAATGGGTCCACACACGGAAGTTCGTGTTACCGTTGATGAACTGAACAAGGACGGTGGCACCTTGCTTTGGGACTGCCCACATGCCATACGCGGACGGACCATAGATCGTATCTTCTTCAGGACCAACCTTCATATTCTTGATGGTACCACCAAACGGTGATGCGTACAAGGTCCATGGAAGATCGTCGATCGTGTGGTCTTCGTTGTCGATTGATGGGCAGTAAACTTTCAAACGACCTTGTTGTGCTGGATCGTTTGTGTCTTCAACAATACCGATCGTGGTAAAGTTGATGTTCTGTAAGCCTTTAAGTGAATCTGGATTGTCAAACATTAGGTCTGTCCTGGTAGTTCATACGGTAGTAGGTAAAGCTCTTGAACAAATTGTCCGTTTTGAAATGTGTTCTTAATCTTGGTGACGCGGTATCTGCCTTGGTACCAGAATGGGTCGTAGCTCGTTACGTTGCCATAATCATCAAAAACTGGAGTCTTGATATTTACCTTTACGAATTGTGGCAAGTATGTCGATGCTTCGCCCATCACCGAAATCGATTTGGCAGAATCATGTGAACCATTGCCCTTTGCTCTTTTTTCAGCGTCAGCTTCCAGTTCACGAATCTTGCGCTCATAGTCCGTTTCATTATGCGGGAACAATGGGCGAACGACTTGGTTCATAAACACCGGATTGCCACGAACAACAATATGCATATTCATCGTCGTCTTTGCTGCAAGCAGCGCCAGCATATTGATGTACTTGGTGCGGAGCTGTGCTGAGTCTGCTGAGGCGTAGATGTAGCCTTGCTGTGCATCAGCTGGCGCATCGGACAAATAGATCGCATCGTGCTTACGAATGATCGTGGTTGTCTCCACCTTCTTATCATCTGGCTTCGCGTTCGTATCTTGCGCTGCTGTCTGAACCGATTTGTCGGTAGCGGTCATGCTTCCAGTAGCTTCCTGTACGCCAGTTTGATTGCCAATCAAGATTGTATTCGTATGATTTGCTTTCAAATCCATTTGAAGGATGTCTGAATTCTTGCCGGTGAAAATGTAGTCATACGTGATGCCGTACTGGTCAAACTCAAGATCATTCTGTGCCTTGATTTCCTGTTCAGTCTTCTTCTCAACGATCGCTTTTTCTTTATCGCTCTTGAGCTTTGGCAAGTAGTAATTCACGATGTCAAAGTGAACAGTAACAAGGTCTTTATCGCTTGTCAAACCGGCCACTACTTGGTGAAGTTTAGCGAGATGCTGCTCTTCAGCTTTCAACTTTTGATTGCCAACCAATGCGGCATGAATCTCATCGCAATGCTTGAAAATCTCAGATAGGATTTGAGTCACAGTGGTCTTGACCGAGGTATTCATTGAAGTCTTGAAACGATCAGACTCGATGCCTGGCTGATTAGTTTGCGTTTCGTTCTTCTTAGCGTTCGGGTCAGTATTTGTTGCTTGGCCTTCCTTAACGAAAAGACGTTCTATGTAATTGTCCTTGCTAGTTGACTTGACCTTGTAGTTCTCCCAGTCCTTAGGGATGGTGAACTTATACTTGACGCGGCGACCTTTGCCAAATGCCTTCTGAACAGCCTTCCACTGTTCTTCCAACTGCGCGTTGAGTTTCTTTTCCAAGTCAGCGATGAGGTCCTTTAGGAGGATACTATTCTCGCTCGTGACTAGGTTTAGGTTGCGGTTGACGTAATGGGTGCGGTCATTCTTGAGTGGGGCCCCGTTTGAGAGACCATAGAACTTGAGTGTGTGGACGCCACCAGAATAGTCGAAGCTTGAATCCATTTTGCCGAGGATTAAGGTGATAGGAGTGGTTGGGTAAACGGTGGTGTTGCCATTCGCTTCATGACCAACGAAGAAGGTTTTGAGCATGAAGCATACCGAGTCATAGCTAGTCTCGAGGTAGCGATCGCTGACGTCTAGAAGGAAGTTGATGAATGTTGCTCCACCGGTTTCACGGACAATCATGTCCATTTCAGTGGCGGTGGTAAACTTAGAGCCCACTTCGGAAACGTCTACATAGACGGCAGAATAGCTTAGTGAGTCGATGAAAAATTTAGAGTCAACAACGGAATTGAGGACCATCACGACTGATCCTTCTCCGCCCTCAACCGATTCGCCATGCTTTAGGCGAGACAAGCTTTCCAAACTGATTTCTTTTGTTTCAATCTGACGCAGAACTTCGGTGTTGTTTGCGGCAACTAGGAAGTGCTGGTAGCTGTATGATTGGTAGTGGTCTAGGGGATTTATAGGATATGACATATGCTATTGTTCGATGTGTGAAAATATTTATCAAACAACAGCATATGTAAAAATTGACTTACTTGACGATAGGACCAATGATCGTTGGCTGAATTCTGGTAGATGGTACGCCACCAGATTTGCCAGATAGAAGATCACGTTGCAGACGATCTTTTGTCGGCATGCGAAGCTCCACGCCAGCAACAAACTCGTCGTTGATATCGAGGATGTTGTTGTACTGGAGGATCAACCACCAAACGCTCGAATCGCCGTAGAAGATTGATGCGAGTTTGTCTGGGCGACCTTCATATGTTCTCTCCAATGTGTAGTACACGTCGGAGTTGTCATATGGGAACTTTTTGCGATCCCACCATTGAAGGAACTTACCATCCACTTCGGTTGAACCACCGTGCGTGTAACGCGAGTTCTTAGTGTATGTACTATTTGTTGACATTGTTATTCCTTAAAAGTATCCATCTGGGTAGCCTTCAGCGATGGCACGCATTTCAGCTTCAGCATCCGATGCCATGTCAGCATCCGGAAGGACGACTTGGCCTGGCACAGAAGCGAATGAATATGCATTTGCCATGTTGCCAGTACGGTATGCCGTAATGTCGAAGTTCGTATATTCTTCTGGCGAATATGACTCAATCAGTGACAGTGAAATATCCATGATGGTTGGGAATGGAATGCCATCCTCAGTCGGGATGAAGTCCACTATATCCGGATACACCCAGTGGTAGCTTGTCAGTACAACAGGCAACGCTGAAATGTTTTTGTCACCATACACATCAAAGACAAGAATGTCCGGTGGCGCGCCAAGACGATTTGACTCTGAACTGTTTGCGGTACCTTGACCGTAGTATGGCATGACCCATGAACGGATCGCATTGATGTACTTCACATTCATGGACGCTTCTGCGGCCGTACGGGCAATCAATTTAACGGTGATGTTGAATTGTCTAGCCTCAGTGTTCTTGTACACCTGAATCGTTCCTGGATGGTGTACAGGCGTGATGTGTTCATAGTTCGCTGAACGAGATTCGTCGATGGATGGAGTCACATCGAATACGATCGTAAAGCCTGTTTGCTTAGAGCGAAGCTTCATTTTGAAGTCTTCAGTCGTATGGCCAGCTTTGATCAAGCGATTGCCACCAACTTCTGGCGTAACAGTATTGGCAACACCGGAGCCACCAACGTCTCGCGCAACTTCGGATGCGGTCTGTTGCGCAGATGCGATCCCACTTGCTGCCGCACCTGGCAAGGCACCATCAGCAAATAGACCATCAGATTGGACCGTGAGAATCTTGGCTCCCGCAACGCCAGGAACATCCTTAATGTTCTTGAGAGTTTCAGCTGCGTTCAGCGTTTGACTTTTAGCTGCGTTTGAAGCTGCTTCTTCGGCCGCATCGGCTGCTGGCTGAAGTACTTCTTCAACTTCAATCTCTTTCTTTTCGTACGCAGTAAGCTCGGCCTGAACTCGTGGCTTCATGGCGACGGCCGCAGCTGCTGCGCTTTCGTTCCATTTGCCTTGTTCTTTTAGGAACTTGTATTCAGCCATCGAGGTGCCAGCTTGAGTTTTTAATCTCTCAAGCTCAGCTTTTCCAGCCGCAAGGTTTTCTTGAGGGGTACCCATTATTCTTCCTTCTCTTCCTTCTTAGTGAGTGCGTCCTTCAGTTCAGCGTACATCTTCTTGGCAACTTTTTCTGACGTTACAGCAACCATGTCTCTGAAGTCGTCGTAACGGTCGGCTAGGACCGCAGCGCGAACGGTGGAGCCACTAATGCCAGCAACACCATCAGAGTGTTGATTGCGTTCCAAAACGATTGCTTTGTGTTCGATTGGTTCGTCGTTCTCGTCTTTGAAGTATTTGTCTAGAAGATTTTTGTAGCCTTCAGCACGATTTTCTTCTTTCTCACCTTCAACGAACTTGCCACCGACAACCGCCATTGGCTCGTAGCCGAGTTCGCGACACTTGATAAATGCGTCAAATGCGCTGCCAACAACCGCGAAGCGTAGGCCTTTGCTGTATGATGAGTGTTCGAGGTAGTACTGACGTGATTCACCGGATAGCGGGTTGCGCTTTTTATCCTTGCTCGATTCTTTACCAGCAACGATGAAAACGATGACAGCGTCATACTTACCATCGCGCCACGCCTTCTTGGCCGCATTGATTAGTGTTGCGTGGCCGAGTGTAGGTGGTTGGAAACGACCAACTACGATAACAGCGGTCTTATTTTGTTTGGGAGGAATTTCTTTACCTCGTTTTTCTAGGATGATCTTGACTGGCATGTGAGATTCTCAGGGCTATAAATATTATTTATTGATTTTTCTAATTGCAATTTTTGTACCTGTCGTCGCAGTTTTACAGCTGCAAGGACGACTGCTTCGTTGCACCTTGAAGTATAATCTCTAACATAATAAGAGGATTAAATCCCATCATGTCTAAAGAAGCATTCACTCCAATCACTACTATCCCAGCAGAGTTCGATGTAACTCCTGCACCACGCTCAACCGGTAAATCAGGCCCAGTCACTTTTCCGGACATCACTTCTCCTGAACAACTCTTTGGCGAAGCGGAAGTTCCCGCATTCATCATGCCTAAGAAACGTGTTCCGAAATATTATTTAACGAACGCTGACCTGCTCCCTGCCGTCCTTGAAGCAAAAGAGCGTGGTAAAATGACCGACAAATTAGCACGCATGCTAATGTTGCTTACCGATCGTTATTCGCGTAAAGCAAATTTCAACGGTTACTCCTTCCGCGAGGACATGGTATCAGCTGCGCTGGTTAACCTAGTCCAAAACGCTCTCAAGTTCAATCCAGAAAAATCATCGAACCCGTTCGCGTTCTACACTACTTCAATTAAGAATTCTTTCTTGCAGTACATGTTGGACGAGAAGAAGGAACGCTTCATTCGCGATACATTGCTAACTGAAGCTGGCCAAGATGCTTCGTACTCGTTCATGGAATCCAATCGTAATTCGGATGACATCAACTACTCTTCAGCTGGCGATTCTGGTCGTGTACCAGAATCAAATCCATACAAAAAGAAAGTGGATGAAGCCAAGCTAAAGAAATCGAAGCGTCAAGAGCAAAAAGAAAAGAAAGAGAAGATCGTTAATTCGCTTCTAACTTTCTAAAACACAACTTAGGTAACGCACAATAATGACTATCAAAAAAGGTGCGTACTTCACCGATATTCACTTCGGTCGTAGGAACTCCGACGTTGTACATAATCAGGATTGTGTCGATTTCATCGAATGGTTTTGTGAGCAAGTACGTAAGGACCCGTCCATTACGTACGTTGCTTTCCTAGGCGACTTCTTTGAAAATCGTGCACAAATCAACATCCTCACCCTCACGATGGCCTATAAGGCCCTACGTAGTCTGAACTCACTAGGTCTGCCGATTTATTTCGTAGTCGGCAACCACGATCTACACCGACGTTCAACTCGTGAAATCTTCTCCACCGAAGTGTTTGGTGAATTCACCAACATCAATTTGGTCAGTGAGCCGATTGTCGTTGAGGACAAGATTATGTTCTCGCCGTTCCTCTTCCCACACGAATATGCGGGTCTAGCGAAGTACAGCAACATCCCCGTATTTGCAGGCCACTTTGAATTCCGTGGCTTCATGATCACTGGCTACAACATGGTTCTCGAGCATGGTCCCGACCATAAGCTCTTCAAGAATCAAAAGCAGATTTTCTCTGGTCACTTCCATAAGCGCCAAGCCCAAGACAATATTGTCTACATCGGCAATACGTTCCCTATGGACTTTGGTGACGCTGGTGATACTGCTCGCGGCATGATGATCTATGATCATGATACCGACACTGTCGACTTCAAAGATTGGACTGATGGCCCAACGTACCTAAAAACCACGTTGAGTAAAGCTCTATCCGACGAATGGCAATTGCCACCAAGCGAACGTATGCGCGTTGTTTGTGTCAACGATATCGAGATCAGCTACTCAGAAGCTCAAGTCATCAAGGAGACATTGAAGGATACGTATAAGTTTCGTGAGTTCAAACTAGAAGAGAACTATGCGGAGAAGAAAGACGCCCTTGAAAATACGGTGTCTGATGCTGAAGTCAATGAGTCGAAATCGATCGATGAAATTGTCGTGGCCTCGCTGCTCGATCTATCGGAAATTAAGTCGATAGATAACAACAAACTAGTCGAACTTTACAAACAACTCTAATGTCACTAAAACTAAAAGAATTAACCATTAGAAACTTCCTCGGCTTCGGTAACAAAACTGAAGTCGTGGACCTTTCAGCAGTTGGCACCACACTTATCCTTGGCGAGAACATCGACAAAGGTGGTGCTAACGGTGTGGGTAAGACCACAATCGCGAACGCAATCTGCTACGCACTCTACAACGTTCCACTTGAGAAAATCAGTAAGGAACGTTTGATCAATACCACGAATAACGCGAAGAACACGAGCATGGTCGTGACATTGACCTTCGAGGTCAATGGCATCGATTACAAGATCATTCGCTCACGCGGTGCCGACTACGAAACCAAGTTGCTGATCAATGGTGAGGACAAGACTCCTGACTCGATCGAAAACGTCAACAAGGCCCTCGTCGAAATCATTGGCATCAGCTTCGAATTGTTCCGACGTACCGTTGTCTTCCTTGGCGGTGATCAACCGTTCTTCGATATGTCGCTTGCGCAACAGCGTACGATCATCGAAGAGATGTTCAAGATCACGAAGCTGTCGGAGAAGGCAGTCAACCTCAAGCAGATGAATCAGAACCTTGAGAAGGACATTGCAGTTCAGCAAACGTTATGTGAGCAACAGGAGAAAGCTAAAGCACTCCATGCGAAACATATCAAGGATGCTGAAGCTCGTATTCTCAAGTGGGAGACCGATAAGGAAACTCGCATTGCGACGTTGAAGGCTCATGCTGAAAAGATTTCCGCTATTGACTTTGATGCCCAAGAAGAGTTGCATCGCCAGAATGATCATATCGTTGCAGTGCAACGCGATTATCGTGCTATGGTCACTGAGTCAAATACTCAGATCAAAGCTCGTGAATCGAAGATCAAAAAGGCCACTGAAGAGTTAGTTCATCTTCGTGACGCAAAGTGCCCATACTGCCTACAGAAGTTCAACGACACTCAAGCGAAGATTGAAGAACTCGAATCCCAAGTCACCTCGCTGACGAATGAGGTTGCAGAGTTCCAAGTGATTCGCGATGAGAATCAAACGAAATTTGATGAGGCAGAATCGCAACGCGCTGAAATTGCTCGCCAATTGATTTACCCCAATATGAATGCTTTGCTCAACGACAAGGCAAACGCAGCGGGTGTTCAAGTTCAAATCAAGGGCGTTGAGTCAAGTACTAACCCACACTTGGAAGCGTTTGAGCAGTTGCTCAACGAAGCTGAAGTGGTTGTCGATTACTCGAAGCTTGATCAGATGAAGTCGGACCTTGAGCATCAGAAGTTCTTGCTCAAACTGTTGGTCGATAAGAATTCGTTCATTCGTAAGAAGATCATCAATAAGTCTGTTCCGTTCCTGAATAAGCAGATTCACTACCATGCTAAGACATTGGGCTTGACTCATATGGTCACGTTCAATCCTGACATGTCCTGCACCATCTCAGAGTTCGGTCGTGAGTTGGACTACGGTAATCTATCGGGTGGCGAGAAGAAGCGCCTGAACTTAGCCCTGTCCATGGCGTTCCGCGACATGCTTCAGCACCTACATACTGGTGTGAACATTCTGGTCGTCGATGAGGTGGATGCTGGTGCGATGGATGCTCCTGGCGTCGAAGCTATTATTCGTTCGGTGAAGTTGAAGGCCTCACAAGAAAACAACCTAGGCATTTGGGTGATCAGTCACCGTCCAGAGTGTATTGGTCGTTTTGATCGTGAGATGACTGTTCGCTTCGAGAATGGATTCAGCGCAATTGATCGAATTGAGGTTGTATAAATACCATGAAACATAACAACGGAACTTTTGTCGCTGTTAGATTTCATGAAGAGACCGTTGCTAAGTTGGTTGGGTTTGGAGTTGCTAATGCGGTTCCAAACCTGATTGATCAAGCCGAGTATCACAGCACAATCGCGTATAGCCGCAAACACCTACCCAATGTACCAAAGCAGCGTGACATTACTCCTGGTTGGATTGCAAGGCCTATTGGCTTTGACGTATTCAGCACTAAGAGTGGCACGAACTGTTTGGTCCTAAAGATTGATTGTCCAGAAGCAATTGGACGACATAATTTTCTAAGGAATTGGGAGGGCGCTTCACACGACTTCCCAACCTACATTCCTCACATTACTCTCTCGTATGACATTGGTGATTACGACGTGAGCATTTTGAAGGACATCAGTGTTGCTCTTCCTGAAATCGTGATAGTACAAGAGTATTGTCAGGAACTGAAGGATCATGACCGAAGAAAAGAAGACCGTAAAGAAGAAGGTTAACGGCAAAGCAAAGGGTGGTGCATTTGAACTGAAGGTTAGCAAGATTCTAACCGCAGCTCTAGCACCACTCAAATTCAAGAAGAGTCAAATGTCAGGCGCAATCGTCGGCGGGATGAATGCGAAAACAGCGGGCGACTATAGCAAGCTCACTCTCGCTCTGTTCACCGGAGACGTTGTACCAACCAACGAGTGTGTTGATGGTAATCCACGATTCAACTTCGTCGTTGAGTGCAAGTTCTACAAAGAAGCCGAACGTATGGAAGCTCTGTTTGGTACGTCACACATCTACTCCTGGATGCGAGAGGCGGCGACAGATGCTGCTAAAGTGGATAAGCGTGGTATCCTTATCTTCAAATTCAACAACACTCCTATCTACGCTGCTGTTGAGCCTGACATCGTCCTACCAGAGGATGTGAAGCACATTACGATCTTGGAAGGGATCAAAGTCTGCCACTTTGAGGACCTAATCAAACACGCAGATTTTTGGATGAAATAAATCGTCCCTTGACGGAAAGCGGTGTATAATTCATCACCATGAAACAAAGAATCAAGATGCAATGTCTGTGGTTCGTTTCATGGGGTTGAGTACGCAAATGTATTCGCCCATACTCACATATAAAAATAACAAAGAGACCTTTTCAAATGAACTCCAAAACCGCAAAGAAACTACGTAAACTAGCTGCCACCATGGCAACCGAAGCATTCAGCACCAAGTACCTAGGCAACTCGAAGCGCTTCGTCATTGAAGCTGCTCCTGAAGCTAAGGAAGGCGTGCTCGAGAACCCACCACAGATCAAGTACCTACCAGGCACCCTGATGGTGAATCCGAATTCGGCACGCGGTGTTTACAAGCAGTTGAAGAAGGCAGCTCGCAAACAAGGCATGTAATTGCCCAAAAGCGCACGATATAATGTCGTGCGCTTTTTTCGTTTACACTCATACGTCAGAAATTTATTCGGGGTCTGTGAATCGTTAACCAGCCCGTTGGTGTGCAGGATATGAGCTGCTAATCCATAAACAAACCCGAGAACGCGAGAGGAACCATAATCGTCGTTTTGAAGAGTCGCCCAAATGTCCATATGGCGACCGCTCGGTTTTATAAACTATCTAGCGTAAAAGCATTTTACGACTTCAAGCTTATAAATTCCCCAGATGTTATCACAAGATTGATAACGGAAGTAGGACGAATTGTTTGGTTAATAGTCCTACTTGGTATGCGTCACTGTATCCGCAAACACACTCGAATTCCTGGTAAAGCAGTACCTGGGCAGGTTGGATCGACATTTGATCCTGAAGAGTGAAACCAAAACAAGAGTTTCTGATGCTGAGACTTTTGGGGTTGGCGCTGAATAGCGCTATAGTATCCCGAGGATCGAGGAATACCCTACCAATAGGTAGTAGAACTAGCCCGATAGGGAAATAAAGAAGAGGGAAGTGCGACAGCAATTACCTCTTCTGACGAGCGACAGCGAGTCGTTCAGAGATATGCATCATGAGACAAATCCGATAGAAGGCCTAGTAAGAGCTCTTATATGACATAGGAGTTTATGCGAGAGCCACTATCGGATTTTTGGTATTTGTTCTGGCGAACAAAAGACGTGCTATCAGCGAGCTGATCTACACGTCTGTGCGTTTGGATAATTAAAGCATGATCACAGTGCGTGGGTCATCTTTCGCGTTCTTCATTGCCTTATTGATGAATGAAGCAACTACCTCTCGCTCACCTGCACTCATAGCCATCACCTCGGTATATGACAAGCCACCTCGCATGTAGTACACCAATTCGGTTGCTGAACGGAGAATGGCTCGTGTCTCGCTTCCCAATTGAGCAATATAGGAACCGATTTGCTCACCATTCCCGCCTTTAATTATCCTGAAAAAAAATTTACTGGATTAAGTGGCAGTTCAACAATCATCTTTTGGCCGCAATCACGGCACACGACTTCTTGTTCAAACTTAGGACCCCATTCATTTGAGGTATCCAATGCATTAGCGATAGCGCCAATGTATGGCGCTGGAGCGCTGACGATCCATTCCTGAATCATTGCCTTATCGGTGATGCCATCGATGTCAGCGATCATGTTCAGCAAGTTCTGGATCATGTTACGCTGAATGTCTTCAGCAGTAGGTAGGTCCTTGTTATTTGCTTGCATCAATTCCACGACGGTCTTGAAGCGAATTGGGTCTAGCGTTACGACCTGACCATTTGGCAGATTGACCGCATAGCGCTGTCCGATAGTGGTTGGGTCGAGTTGACGAATAGCGTTGATGATGCCTTCGATGTCGATCACATAGCCATGCACGCTTGAATCTGGTTGGCAGCCATGGTCTGCTTCGATGCGGAACTCTGGACCATAGGTAACCACACGTAGGAAGCACATTAGCGCATCAACGTCACGACCGAATAGTTCATCTGGCTTCTTGATTTCTTCGACGCATTCTGCTAGGACTTCACGAACGGCTTGGCCTGAGAATAGCATATCAGGATTCTTCATCTTGATTTCGGCTAGTGCCGACATTGGGCGAACATGAACCTCACCATCCTTGCATGACTCGCTTAGCTCGCCATTCTTGTAAAGATAGCCACCAGATGGTAGTCGGAAGATACGACCTGGCATTTTGATTTTGGACATCAGCGGATTTGCTGATGGAGTGACTTGTTCCATTGAGAATATTCCTTATTGTGTAGTTGACTGCTATATTTATTTCTTATTGATGGCCTGAAATTTGAGTCTCTTTTCAGGCGGAATGAGCTTGTCCAATGCAGCGACAGATTCTTTAGTCATCTTGATGTTGCGGTAAGGCATTGGGATAACCTTCCACAAAGGACATTGCTTGATGATGTCGTATGTCACCATCAGCTCCAAGCCTTGTTCCAGGCGCCGCCTGTTGACTTCGAACAACCATCTGACGAAATACTCTTGTGCCAATGGTGGTAGTAGCCCTAGGCGCAATCCTCCCATCGTGAGCATCTTCGTACTGATACCCGGAAGCATCATCACCGCATTGTTCGCGATGAAGTCGTTGAAGGTCATTTTCTTAGGATCGAAGACCAAGTCTTCCGTCTTTAGGCGACCATCTTTGCTTGCGGATGTTTTGTGATTTGCATTTGCCATGTGAATATTTATCAACTTTCAGGATGGCTGAAATTCAATAAATATGACATAGACTTAATTTCTCCAATAGGGCATAACAAATGGCGAGTTCCGACAGAACACCAGACATGAGCCGAGTCATCAGTGACTTGAGCAAAGCGATTAATCAATTGGTCGCCAAGATGGATAATCTTGGTGGTAGCGGGCGTCCTGGCTCTAGCACTGGTGGTGGCCGCGCCAAACCTAAGGATCAAGTAGATACTAAGGAAGCGCAAAAGAATTTCAAAAATCTTAGCAACACCGCTAGGGATGTTGAAAAGGAAATTAATGCCCTACGTCGCGGCTTTAGCAACACCACCAAAACTCTAAGAGACCTGTACGAAGCTCAAGATGATGCTACTCGTGGCATGATCAAGAGCGGCGATCTATCGAAGAAGGCACAAAAAGACCTTATCGAATCGATCAACAACAGCATTCGCCATTACTCGTTCATGGGACAATCCATGGCGAATGCTGGTAAGAAAGCAGAATTCCTCGAAGAGAAGCTAGAAGAGACTGGCAAGTTCCTTGGTCAGTACGGCGAAATCCTAAAAGAGATTGGCGAGCAATCCCTATCAAGCATTACCGATAATGACAAACTTCGTAAGGCTCTACAAAAGCTAAACAAGGAAATGGTCCTGTCGGATGAAGTCCAGGAGATGATCCGCAAGAACGAGTTCACTCGTGCGGCTCGTACCCTAGACGATGAAGCTCGTAACGCAAACATCATCCGTACCTCCATTCGCCGCACTTCGACCTCGTTCGGTGGCCTACAACGTGTCACTGATGGTCTACGCGATGGCGTGGAAAAAGCAACACTAGCAATCCGATCAGGCATCACTCACGAAGCCGCGACTCTTGCTGGCTCGATGGCGGTCATCGTTACTGGTGCTAAGGAAGCATACAAGCAATATTGGGAAACCGCATCTGCTGGTTTTGGTGGAGCGTTCGTCCAACTGTCGATGACTGCAATCAATCTTGGCATCTCGCTACAGTCGCTAACCAACATCACCCAAGCTAACATGAAGCTTGTCGGTAAGATGGGACTGCGTGGCTTTACTGACTCGCTAAAAGAATCGCAGCAACAGTTGATGCAGCTCGGTCTCACCACCGAACAAGCAGCTAAAGCTCGTGCTGAGATGAATCAAGTCGCGTTCCTAACGGGCGTTGATATGCGCGATAAGGCGGCCTTGTCAAAAGCGACAAATGCACAGATCGCGGACTACGAGCACCTACGTGCAGTGACCGGTGAATCAATCGAAGCATTGGCCGCACAGACTAAAGCTATCTTGATGGACAACGATTCCACCAAGATCATGTCGAGCTTGAATAAGGCACAGCGTGTCCAAATGGTGCAGAGCATCAACATGGAACGTAAGCGTCTAGTTACCATGGGCTTGACCAACGAAGCTGCGATCAATGTCATCAAGACCTTCCAGCAAATTCAGAACAGCAAAGTAGCTGATCGTTTGGATGCTAGCGCTGGCGCTATGGCGGCCGCATCTGCTGTTGGTATGGACCCAGCAAAAGCCGCGAAGGCAGCTTCGATCCTACAACGTGGCCGTGCAGCGATGAAGGACCCAGAGAATGCTAAGTTCATGGCGGACTTCTCACGCGAGCTAACCTCAAAGACTGATGCGCTTGCTGGTAAAGGCGACCTCAACTCACAAATCCTAGGTGAGTACGCTGATGAAGCATCCCAAGCACTGACCGGAATGAAGGACTCAATGCGCGAGGCGAACCTAGATCGCGGCATGACTCCTGGTGAAGTAGAAGCCAACAAGGCAATCGGTCGCGTCCCTGCAGAGATTGCTAGCGTTTCAGCTAAGATTGAATCTGTTGGCCAAATCCTTCAAAGTCCATTAACTAAAATTCTAGTTGGTGTCCTTGGTATCGGCTACCTCTTGGCAAAGAACTTCGCTAAGCTTGGTAAGAAGAAGGATCGTGACGATGATGACGGCCCCGACAAAAAGAACAAGACTAGTGGCACTGATGCGGATGGCGATAAGAAGCCTGGCAAAAAAGGTAACGGCAAAGTTGGCGCACGCCCTGGATCAGTAGTCCAAGACCCTGATCGCTTCTCATCGCAAATGGGTCAAGTTGCTAAGAAGCATGGTTGGACGCCTAAGCAGCAATATCAAGAAGCAGGTTTGCCAGGTCATCAGCAGATAACCCGTCAAATTCAAGCTGATAAGGCGTTCAAAGAACGTCGCAAGGCGGGTTTGGAAAATAGTACAAGCATTGGTTCGCAAACACTTCAACAGAAGATCGAAGAGAACCGCAAGAAGGTTCAAGCTCGTATCGAACGTGACAACGCATTGCAAGGCCCACCAGCCCCACCACGTGCTCGCACTCTTGCTGATCGTATTGATGACGCTCGTGAACGTACCGGCCGCCGCACTCAAGGCGCTTTGCATCGTGTCCGTGAAGCATCGTCCCAACGCCGTCAGCAAATGGTCGACAGCGTCAATGGCTTTGGCGATCGTATTACTCGACGCGCAATGGAGTCAGCACCTGGAAGAACAGTTGGTGCGCTTGGACGTGCCGGTTCAGCTACAGTTGGTGCAGTCGCTGGTGGTGCGCGTTCAGCAGCAGGTGCGGTTGCAGGTGGAGCAAGTAGAGCTATGGGTGGCATCATGTCGCTTGGCGCTAAGGCGGTTCCATTCCTCGGTGTTGCGGTGGCTGCAATTGAAGGCCTAAAAGGTGCAATGGATGGCGTTAATCGTGCTGCAGAAATCTTCGGCGTTGACACCAAGAAAACAGCCCTTACCTCTGCGCAAAAGATTTCTGCTGGTATTGCTGGTGCATTAAATACACTATCGTTTGGTTTGATCCCGACAGATGGTACAGCTCGCTTGCTAAACGACGTTGCTACCGATGGCGTACAAATCATCACTGACTATGCTGAAGGCGCAGTTGAGTGGATTGTCAACAACGGTATCCCAGCCCTATACGACGCGTTCAAATCAGTCATGGGTTGGATTGGCGGCGCAATCACCGATGCATTGAGCCCATCGACCTGGATCGCAGCGTTTACCGGAGAAGGTGGCGATGGTGGTATCGTAAATACTATCCTACGCAGCCTCGTGAAGGGTGTTCAGTTCATGGGCACGGCGCTTATGAAGGGTGCTATTAAGGTCGGTTCCGATTTGATCGAAGGCATGATCAATTTGATTCCTGATTGGGCTGGTGGCAAATCTGCTCGTGAAGGCTTTGCTAAGTTGAAAGCTGAATCAGCAAATGGTGGATTGATTGGCTTCGCATCGACTGATACGAAGTTCTCCGACACTGATACGCCAGAAGAAGCTAAGAAGCGTAAGGAACGTGAAGCTAAGAAAGCAGCACGTGATAAGAAGAGCAAGAGTGATCAGCATGAAGAAGATCGCAACGGCAATTCAACTGTTCAAGGTACAGCACCAACACCTGCTACTGACAATCTTGGATTGGTCAACCAGCATGGCGAAGCTCTGACTCGCGACCAATTGGCTGCTCAAGGCGTTCAGGCGTCTCCTGCTTCATCAGGAACTCCTTCAGTTGATAATCCATCTGGTGCACCGCAAGCGGCCCCAGGCGGCGCTTCAGGCGGAAGCGGTAGTTCACCTACTCCAAGCCAGCCTACCAAGACTGCTGAAGAAACTTTGTTGGGTAGCATCCTGACAAAAGTGACCGAGTTGGTGGAAATCACAGATAAGAACTACAAGCTAGCGCAAGAAGATTTCAAACTGACTTCAACCCGCCAGCGCTTAGGCACAACCCCACAAATGGGCACTGATGGTTATGCCCCATCGTTATCTACCTTCCTAAACATGCCGATGTAATGTCGGCATTTTTGAGCTGATAAATAAATCCATATAACAAATACATAGGGAGACACATGGGACAGTGGACTCAGTACTACAAAATTATTAAGCCAGCTCCTCCAAAGGATGCATATGTCGCTCGCGATTCGTATGATGCGAATAACGAAGCGACCATTGCAAACTTCAGCTGGTACACCCAAGTGATGAAGGGTGCTGGTACGCGTATGACTCGCTATAACCAGTACAACATGATGGATGCTGACGTTGACATCTCTCGCGCATTGGATACCATTGCGGAAGAAATTTCGACTAAGGACGATCAAACCGAACTTCCATTCAACATTCACTATCAAAACGACGACAACAAGGAAGTTAAAGAGTCGATCGTCATGACCGTGAAGGCTGCACTACGCCACTGGGCTGACGTACAAGACTTGGAGAACCGAATCTTCCGTACGGCACGTTATGCGATTAAGTTCGGCGACTGCTTCTTCCGTAAGTTCTCCGACCACAAGAAATGGGTGTTCGTTGAGCCAACCGAAGTGATTGGTATCGAGATGGACAACAAAGGCGAAATCGTGGCTTACCACCTTCGCAAGAACGATAACAAGAAGGGCTCTTACGACGAGGTCGAAGTCATTCCAAAAGAAGGTATCGTTCACTTTACTTTGTCCGACGATATGGGTGAATCTGCTCCATTCGGTGAATCAGTTCTACAGAGCGTGACCAAAGCTTTCAAACAGCTAGGTCTGTTGGAAGACTCGATCGTTATCTACCGTGTGGTTCGTGCACCGGAACGTCGTGTGTTCTACATCGATACTGGTAACATGCCTGCTCACAAGGTGAAGCAGTACCTAGAGAGCGTGAAGAACGAAGTTCGTCAGAAGCGTATCCCGAATGGACAAGATGGACAAGATTCGATTGACTCAGTCTATAACCCAATTTCGGCAGCTGAAGATTACTTCTTCTCGACGTCAGCAAATGGTCGTGGTTCACGTGTTGAAACCCTACCAGGCGGCGATCAGCTAGGTGAGAACGGTGACTTGCTATACTTCCAAGAGAAAGTGTTCCGCGGTCTACGTGTTCCAACCTCGTACATGAAGGGTGCTGATGCCCAAGGTGCACAGGTCAATGACGGTAAAGTCGGTATCGCTTACATCGAAGAATTGCGCTTCGCAAACTTCGTTAAGCGTCTGCAAAACAAGTTGGAGAAGGTGTTCGATCATGAGTTCAAAGTTTACTTAGAACATTCAAACATCAAAGTTGATCCAAATCTGTTTAAGCTGAAACTACCTGATCCACAGAACTTCGCGCTATATCGTCAGGCTTCACTTAACGCTGACCTTGTTGCTACGTTCAACTCGATCCAAGAAGTACCATTCATTTCCAAACGTGTTGCTCTACGTGACTACCTAGGATGGGATGAAGACAAGATTCAGACTAACGAAGCGTTGCTACGTCAAGAACGTAAAGTGCCTGAAACTGCAGAGTTTGAAGACATCACTGACCTACAAATGTTCTACGATCCAGCATTCTACGAAAACCGCGAGCCGGTGAAGTATGAAGCACCGGAAGAAGGTGAAGGAGATATGGACATGGAAGGTGAGGAAGGTGAAGAGGACACCGGTTCAGACGACGGTGGTCTACCAGACGACAGCGTTGAAACTGATGCTCCAGAGGAAGAACCAGCTCCACCATCTGGTAAAGCTGCAGCAGAAAGCTAAAAATAAAGAAAAAAGTTCGGTACTGAAATAAATATCAGTACCGAACTATAACTCAAAAGGACATATCACATGAGCCAACTCGTACTAATCGAAAATCTAGCGCCAAATCAGGCTAAGATCATCGAAGAAAGCACCAGCGATGGTAAGAACCATTACCTCAATGGCATCTTCATGCAAGCTGAACTACAGAACGGCAACGGCCGTATCTATCCTCTAAACGAGATCGCTGCCGCTGTTGACTATGCGCAGAAGCGTATCACCGAAGGTCACTTCATTGCTGGTGAACTAAATCACCCGAACGATCTTCAAATCAACCTTGAGCGTGTCTCACACGTCATCACCGAAATCCGCATGGACGGCAACAACGCTGTCGGCAAAATGAAGCTACTAAACACCCCAATGGGTGTGCTCGCTAAGAACCTACTCGACGGTGGTCTAAAGCTAGGCGTGTCATCACGCGGTAGTGGTTCAGTGACCGAAGGCAAAGTGAACGGCTTCAACTTCCTAACCGTTGACATCGTCGCTACCCCATCAGCACCAGACGCTTACCCAGAATCAATCCGCGAAAGCCTCGAAATGGCAAAGAACGGCAAGGAACTAAAAACCCTAGCTGAAGCTGTCATTCACGATCAAGCTGCTCAGAAATACCTAACAAAAGAAATCGCTGCGTTCATCGCCGCACTAACCGGTCGTTAATCATGAACCTAAATCGTATGTGCCAACTAGCTGGCATCCCCCTAGTCGAATCAACCGCAACCAAAGTCAACGAACTAAACGGCTTCAAAGTTGGCGATCGTGTTTCAGTGCAAGACGTTGAATCGAAGCCGCCAGTCACATTTGAAGGCGAGATCAAAACCCTTTGGAGCGATGCTTACGCCCACATTCAGTTTGGCGCTACCAATCCTAAGTTTGATCAGAACGTTCAGGACAACGGTCGCGTTCCACTGCAAAAGTGCTCCAAAGTAAAATAATTTAAGGAACTGAAAATGAAGATGCCAGGAAAAGTAAGAAGCATGATCGACGAAATGGAGGGCTTGTCCTCATCAGACAAAGCTAAGCTCGTGCGTCACCTAAACGACATGGCGGATTCTCTTCCTGAGCATCCGACTCCAGCTGAAGCTAAACGTATCGTCAATGGTGCGTTGAAGTCCTTGAAGATCGTCGTCGGCAAAGACGACGAACCAAAGAAGGAAGAGCCGAAGAAGGAAAAGAAGGAAGAACCTAAAGAGGAACCTAAGAAGGAAAAGAAGGAAGCAGTGAAAGAGTCAGCTGCTCCACGCAAGCTCACCTTCAAAGCATTCCTATCAGAAGCAGGAACTATCGAGTACAGAATCGAAGATTCCGATGTAGAAAATTACGATGATGCTATTCAGTTTGATTTGAAGATGGCAAAGATGCCTTCTGCATTGGCTGCTAAAATCAAAGCGTTGAACATCGACGAAGACTATTTCAGCGAAGATGGATTCACTATCATCACACTCCATAACAAGGATAAAGAAAAGTTGAAAAAACTTTTTGATAGCTTGGGCTATGTCGAAGTGAAAAAATTCTCGTGATAACAATAGTGCGTTTTTTCGCACTATAAATATCATTACACAAACACTATAACAAATAGGAGTCATCAAGATGGACAAGAAAGAATACCTCAAGTCAATGCTAACCAACATGGTTCACGACCGCGACGAAGAAGCAACTGTGGACTTCCACCAGTATCTCCAAGTGAAGATGCGTGAAATCGTTACTCCAGCTACCGCTGCTCCAACTGCTAAAGTTGATGAGTCGAACAAAGCCGTCACCGAGTAAAAAATGTCAGGAGAATTTTCAGATTCTCTATAAATATTTAACAACAACGGTTCCATGATTGTTGTTAATGTGTGAGGTGCCAGAAAAATCCACAAGAAATTTTCCGCACCTCTATAAATAATCATGTCGAATCATATAAGAAAAAGGAGACACTTTTATGGAAGAAATTCTAAACAAACTGTTGGAATCTGAACTCCTTAGCGAAGACACTAAAGCTCAAATCACTGAACAGTTCCAAGCTGGCGTTCAAGCGATGCGTGAAGAACTTGCTTTGGAAGTCCGTGCTGAGCTAGTTGAACAGTACACCAAAGATCGTGAAGCTCTAGTTGAAAGCATCGATGAAAAACTCGAAGCTTTGCTAAAGGAAGAAATGGCTGAATTCTCAGACGACGTCGCAGCTTTCCGCGATCTAGAAGTCGAAATGGCAGCTAAGCTAGTTGAAGAAAAGAAAGCTCTAGCTGAAAAGCTAGGCGAAGAACTAGATCAGATCGTTGACAAGCTAGACACCTTCCTCGAGTACCGTATCGAAGAAGAAATGTCAGAATTCAAGGATGACCTTGAAGTTGTCAAAGAAAATCAGTTTGGTCGTAAGATTTTCGAATCCTTCATGTCCGAATTCAACAAGTCATTCGTTGACGAAGACTCACTCTTCAAGAAGATTTCAGTTCTAGAAGACAAGCTTTCAGATGCAGAAACCCGTCTATTCGAATCAGAACAGGCTGAAAAGAAAGCAAACCGCGTTAAGAAACTAGATGAAGTTCTAGCACCTCTATCAGGTGTCAAGCGCGAACAAATGGCTCTGATTCTACAAAATGTAGAAACCAGCAAGCTACAAGAAGCGTACAACCGTTTCGTCGGCCGTATTCTTAAAGAAGACGTCCAAGAGAAAAACACCTTGACCGAGTCAAAAGAGACCGCCAACGTCGTTAAGACTGGTGACACTCTCGAGGAAGGTACTAAGGAAGTTAAAGCAGAACCAGTCGCAAAACAGGGTCTAGCTACAATCAGAATGCTTAGCCTCGCCGGTGTTAAAGCACAATAACTTATAAAGTTAAAATAGGAGTTAATTAAATGGAACTTTTCGAAAATTGGTCAGAAACTAAACAAGCACTTCTTGGTGGCTTGTCAGAGCAGAAGAAAGCAATCGTTGCTCCTCTGCTAGAGAACCAAAAGCAGCACCTAATTGAATCCGCAGCTGCTGGCGTTACCGCCGCTGGTGCGATCAGCAACTTCCAGAAGATCGTCATTCCGATGATCCGTCGTATCATCCCAGGTACCATCGCTTCCGAACTAGTCGGCGTTCAGCCAATGTCCGGTCCAGTGGGTCTAGCGTACTCCCTACGCTTCCTATTCTCGCAAGGTCTAGCAACCGGCGACACCCACACCGATATCGCTGCTGGTACTGAACTATTCGCAAACAACAGCAAGACCAAGCGTTTCTACTCCGGTGGTACCGCTGACGTCGGTGGTGTTGAGACCGCAACCGGTCTAGCAGGTTCAACCTCAGAATTCGAAGCTTTCGGTGGCCGTCAGCTACAACTAGAAGTCTTGAAGCAAACTGTGACCGCTGGCTCACGTAAGCTACAAGCTAAGTGGTCAGTCGAAGCAATGCAAGACCTAAGCTCACAGCACGGTCTTGATCTAGAAGCAGAAATCACCTCAGCTCTATCAGCAGAAATCGTGTCGGAAATCGACAACGAAATCCTAAATGACCTACGTCTACTAGCTGGTACCGTCGAGACTTTCGACATGGCTTCAACCAGCTTCACTGGTACTCCACACTACGTTGGTGACCGCTTCGCAGTTCTAGGCGTGCTAATCAACAAAGTGGCAATGGAAATCGCTCGTAAGACCCGTCGTGGTGCTGCAAACTTCATCGTGGTGTCCCCACTAGTTGCTTCAGTCCTACAATCAGCAAGCAAGGCAGTGTTCGCTCCAGCTGTGCAAGGTTCGTTCGAAGGTCCAAACAACACCAAGCTAATCGGTACCCTAAACGGTTCGATCAAAGTTTACACCTACATCTACCACGATCAGGGCACTGAACCAATCGTGATGGGTTACAAAGGTGGCAATGGTGAGATGGATACTGGTTACTTCTACTGCCCATACATCCCATTGATGTCAAGCAATGTCGTTATCGACCCAACCACTTACAACCCACAAGTCAGCCTAATGACTCGTTACGGTAAAGCGACCTTCGTCGACACCGCAACCAGCCTAGGTAACTCAGCTGACTACTACGGTCGTATCAACGTGGCTAACCTATCCTTCATCTAATCGATAAGGTAGTTAGGTAACAAATAAAAAAGGCTCCCGTTGGGAGCCTTTTTTGCATCTACTGCTTTCGTATTATTGCCTGGTTCACTCAGACGCCGCCTGGCACCTTAGAATCCCGATTTGGTAGTGTTGTTCATCGCAATCGATTTCAATGCTCTTACCGCTTTCTGTCTCAATCGTAACGACATTGATTGAAGTGGCATCGATCTTCTTGATCGTCTCGCCGATGAGGAGGTCAAAGCCTCGAATTGGTTTGTTCTGCATGGAATGTTCCTATTATTGTGGTGTGAACATTCTAAACAAAAAAGGCTCCCGAAGGAGCCTTTTGCATCTTGACAACGTATTACTTACTGAACTCGCGATGGTATGCATCAGCGTCTTTGGTCTTAGCCAACTTAAACGCCTTCTTGATTTCGTCAGCCATTTCTTTCTCAGTGACTTCAGTCTTCAGATTCATCCATGCTTGCGGTGAACGTGGCACGTCGAAGGAACCGAAGTGACGTTTGAACACACCTTCACCAGATGGCATGTAGAAGATTTCCATACGATTGCCATGCTTGATGTTGCCACCGCCTTTAGGAGTGTGAAGCACCGCGAGGTGAACGTATTTGCTGGATGCGCTGACCGAAGCCGAAACTTCCCAAGTCTTCCCATCCAGATCAAACTCGCGCGACACTTTGTCCAAATTCAGTTTGGCAACAGCTTCCTTAGCGATTTTCGGATCGATGTTCTTGAAGTCGAAATCGTCCTTATGCTTTTTGTTCATCTTTTCGATGAACGCTTCGACGTCATCAACTTCGTGGTAGCCGCTGCTCAAGCCACTGCTGGAGTCGATGTAATATTCACCACTGCCGAACTTTTTGTCGGTGTTATACAGCTTAACCGAGCCAGTGATCTTGTCGTAGCGATACTGCACCATCGCATCCTTTGGATCGCCTTTACGGACATTGATTTTAGTAATCTTGCCCTTCACCAAGGCGTAGTTGCCGATGGACATACTGTACAGCGTGTAGACATCCTTGCCGACATCTTTCTCGGTGAGCTTTTCGATGTTGATGCGCTTAATGCGACGTGCATCATCGGCATCATCACTGCAAAGGATGAACGCGTCCTTCTCCACTATCGGAGCAAAGACTTTTGGTGCATCATCTTCATCGTCATAACGGGATTCGTTCAACGACAGAAGTTCTTGAATTAGGTTCATATTTTTTCCTATAATATGGGATGCTAGTATTTATCAAATAGTATCCCATACAGCAAAAAGACTCCCGAAGGAGCCTTTTGCTATTTCATTTCACGTTCCAGCTTTTCTTTCAGTTCGCTAATCAGCACCTTCTGCTCATCAGCGTTCCAGGTGTTGTACGCGATCAGCAGTGGCGAGAAGTGCTCACCATTGATGTTGATGTTGTCGAAGCCGCCATTGGTCTTCAGGAAGATACTGATCGTTCCTTCGGCGTTGCCTTCGGAATCATCCAGCAACTCTTCGAGGTCCACCTCCTCGATGTTCTCGAAGGTCAGCAGATTCAGCAGATTGCGATCGCCTTCGATGGTGTTGGTGCCGAGACTGATGTTCAGGGTATTCCACTTCATGTCGTATCCTTTTAGTTATGCGAAGAAGTCCGAAGCATCGTGACCAAATGCATAACCGTTCTTCTTGCACCAGTCGCCCCACAGGCCTGCTTCCTTCATTTGATCCTTGGCATCGTCGTATGCATCAACGACCCGGTACACTGACTGGCAGATAGTCCGATAGCGTTTGGTCGCGTTCTTCAGCGTGTCGCGCTTGCGATCCATTTTCTTGATCAGCTTCTGCTTTTCGATTTCAGACAGTGCCATATTATTTTCCTTCAAGTTCTGTGTCGATAGATTCATTATACACAGAACTTGAAGATGTGTACATCAATTAAGCAGACTTGATGAATTTGTTGTCGATCAGGTGTTTCCACAGATCAGGGTATTTTTGTTCGATCCCGTCGATTTCGCCATCGTATTCGGCATCACCTGGACCAACCCAAACCTTTGCATTTGGTCCAGTCAGTTCGACGGTGTAGCGACCGAAGTTCACTTCAGCCGTCATGTAGCCTTTCTTCATTACAGCACCTCCGTCAGTTCTTTGGCGAAGGCCAAGACATCGGACTTCAGCGGAGCTGGGAAGTCGGTAGCTGCCGAGGTGGTCGACATCTTCTTACGCAGTTCTTTGTGGAACTCGAACTTGGCAAACATCGGCTTGGTGGTATCGAAGTGGAGACGATCACCGATTGCGAAGTAGACGCCTGGACGATCTTCCTCTTCCACTGCTACTGTGACCGTGATGTCCTTGACATCGCATTCCTTGGTCAGAGTAGTGATCACCGCGACCTTGACGCGAGGCTCGCTGGTGTTAAAGAAGTTCGAAGCCAAAGCATTGGTCTTGTGGAACATCGCATCATTTGGGGCACCGAATGCTTTTTCCAGGGTTTCCATTACTTGGCGAGCCAGACGATTTTGGTTTTTCATGATGTTCCTTCAAGTTCGTTTCGATAGAGACATTATATCCAGAACTTTAAGTTCTGTACAATATTTTTTAGTCGCCGATCAAAGATTGTTTGACTGCATCGAGAGTCGGCAACACTTCACCGAGGTGCTTTTTGGAAATCTGGTACTGCCAGCCATCACGTACGCGATAGATCGTGCCGGTTTTCTTCGGCTTGCGATTCCCGTCGGCCAGGAATACATCGACCACGAGACCAATCTTTTCTACTTGGCGATCTTTGAAGGTTACCATATTCAGCTCCGATAATTATTTGAGACGTTCCACTTTGAAGTAGGTCGCGTTCGAATCGCCTTCAATCGTGTTTTTCAGCCATCCAGCAACTTTGCCGGATTTCAGGAGGATGTGGCTGGTTTCGAATTCGGCGACATTGGTGACTTGAGGAATCTCACGGCCATTCTTCTGGATGGTCATCAGCATGATCAGGCGCAGCTTGAAGGCACCTGCATCTTTTTCGGCTTTGATCGCTTTGGTGATGTCTTTCAGCATGGTCGTGGTCATGTTTGTTTCCTCTTTAAAGCATTTGTCGATGTAGCTATAATATCAAGTAACTTGAAGAATGTACAATTCTTTTTTAAGTTTTTTGATGATCCCGCTTTTGACGGATCACATCAACCTTCAGATGCACCTCAGGGTCACACGAGCAATAGTCACAGACTATCACCTTCCGAATCAAATTGCCGTTCCCTCGGACGCACCTGCGCTTCCCAAAGCATATGTCGCATTGACGCCCCAGACTTTGCAGGAATGCGTAGTACTTCTTCTTGATGTCACGTACTTTCATTTCAATTCTCCTATAACAAAAAGGAGGCCGAAGCCTCCTTTCTATTCTACACCTGCCTTGGATTACAGGGCAGCGATCATTGCCTCGATTTCGGCCGGGGTCTTCGAAGCCAGGTCACCGGCACGTGCTGCAGCCAGCGCCTGTTCCAGTTCCTTCTTGCGAGTCGCCTTGGCGGATGCTTCCAGCTTGGTCGCGTTCTCGGCTTTGCGGGTATCGATCACGTGGCGGACGATGTCGAACTTCAGCTGGGTAGTGGTGTCGGTCGAGGTGGTCTCGCTGACGAACGACATTTCTTCATTGTCACGCAGCTTGCGGAACAGGGTGACGGCGATCTTGTCCAGGCTTGCCTTGTTTTCGCTTTGCAGCGGCAGGTCCCACAGGTCTTCGACCGACAGCTGGCCACCGTTCGGGTTGTCGAAGCGCAGCTTCTTGCGGGAAGCCACTTCGAACATGTTGATGGCGGTCGCTGCGACAGCGGTTTCGTTGGTTGCGGCGGTAGCGGTAGCTTGAGTGTTCATGGTGTTTCCTTTTCGTTTTAGAAGGTGATTTTCAGGGTGCGGGTGAGGGTGCCTTTGACACGGACCACCACCGAGTTACGTTGGGTCGACGAGAAGCCGAGGCCGCTCAGTTGGTTGTCTTCGCCGGAGACCTTGATCTTCGAGCCGACCATTTCGAAGACTTTGCGATGCGGGTTGAGTTCGTCTTTCAGGAACTCGTTCAGGAAGCCACGGGTGCTGCCGTCGTCACTGGACATGCCGTCGAGCATGAACAGGTAGTGCTTGTTGCCGACGCCTTGACCTTCCCAGAAGTTCGGCGAAAGCATGGCGACGTTGACGCGGTGGAAGGTTTGGGTTGGCAGGTTCCACATCGGCTTCGACGATTCGGTGCTTGGCAGCGACTCGATCATCTCGATACCGTTAGCATGCGAGTACTTGAACTTAGCGACCGTGATGCGGGCCTTGTTTGCGACGGCCTTGTCGAACACGAAGCGATGGACGTTACCCATGTAATCCATCTCGACTTCGAAGCCGACGTCTTGCGTTTCACGCTTGCTGAAGTTCTCGACGAACAGGTGGTACACGCCTTCCTTCATCGAGCGACGGCTCGAGTAGAAGATGTTCTCGACCGGAGTGCGAGTCGTACCGGCACCAGCATTCATGTCGACGTCGAGGCGACCACCGCTTGGCGAAGTGTGACCGCGGCTGCCGAAGTAGATTTCGTAGCCCGATGGCTCGATCATGTGGAAGTCCAGGTCGTCGTGGTTAAACCAGGCGAGACGGCAGCACAGGTCGCCAACGACGGAACCACCAGCAGCCTTGACACGTTCCTTGATCGAGTCGGCCATACCGCCGACGTAGGACAGGCTGAAGTTGTTGTTCCACTTGAACAGCTGGCCGGCGGTCGGGTCTTCCGGCGCGATCAGGCTGACGAGGTTCGAGGCGTGGCGATTTTCCAGCAGGACTTCCATTGAGCTGATTCGCGGCAGGACATCGGTGATGAACTTCTCGATGCCGATTTCTTCGATCTTGTCGGAGACCTTGACCTTGCTGCTGGTCGATGCTGCCAGGTCGTCGAACACGTCGCCGGTCATGACAGTCTTGGCGCTACGATCGGCGAACAGGATGTCATTCACGCTGATGTCGGTCAGTTGAGCGAAGCGACGGCGCAGTGCCGAAGTCAGGCCCAGGCTTTCGATCTTGGCTTTGGCTTCTTCGATCATCTTCTTGGTGACCGGTGCCGATGGACGCTTGTAGTTGCCCGGCGCCATGATGGTGCGTTCGAACTTGTCCAGGGCCTGGTCAACATCCATGCCTTCGGTCAGCCATTGCAGCAGTTGACCGATCGCGTTGTTGCGGATACCGGAGACGGCGCCGCTGACGGTCAGCGAATTGGTCCATGCGAAGATTTCGCGATCGGTGTCGGTCTTCAGCTTGTCGAAGGCGACCTTCAGCTTGCGGAACTCGGCGACGGCCCAGCGATTTTCTTGGCCGCGGTACACGGAGTTCTGGTCGATCAGCTCGAGAACGACATCAGCCGATTCGAGGTCGATTTCTTTCAGTGCACGCAGCAGGGTGTTCTTGGCATCACGCTTCGGCGCCAGGGTCGAGGCGATGTCTTTACCAGCGACGACGTAAGCACGATCGATGTTTGCGAAGAAGTGGTTCCACTGCTTGCGGCCACCGGTGACCAGGTCTTCGAAGGTGTAGTCGTTACCTGCGCGATTTTCGAAGTGCAGGAACACGTCGGCCAGCGGACGGTCGATGATTTCGTCGGTGATGACGCCATCTTCGGTAACGCGCTTGGTCTTGCGGATCGTGTTTGCCATGTGATTGGCGACGGCTTGGTATGCTGGCTCTTTCTTGGAAACGTCGATGTCCCAGATCGTTTCGATTTTGCCGTCGATGATTGCGACGACGTTGCCGATGGCGCCGATGAAGTTGTTGCAGCAGCTGCAGTCGTGTTCAGCACGCTGGCGGAAGATCGGGTTGGTTCCTTCTGGATAGCCAGCTTGGTACGCCTCGAGCATTTCTTTCTTCTCGATTGCGACGCGGAACAGCTTGCCATGCTTCTGCATACGTTGGAACTGACGCGCCACGGCGTCTTTGAAAATCGCGAAATCCATTTGGTTCCTTATTAGATTTATTGGGACACAACACCTTATGTGTTGATGTTGTGTATCTTACCTAGAGGAAATCCATTTGAACATCTTGAATTGATTACTTCCGGCGTTTCTTCCAGTTGTAGGAAGAATCGGTTACATCAACACCTGGTTTAGTAACATTGCCTGGAACGTCCCCAGTAATCGCAATATGTGTGACATTGGTTCCATACAGCTCACCGGTATCTTCATCCCTGACGGCTTCTAGCGTATGCTTGGATCGACGTAAAGACTCGGTGAACTTAAGAGCGGTGCCCAATTCACCAGAAGGGAAGATTTTGCATTTGGGTTCGAATGAGCCATCCTCATTCCATTGTAGCCACATTGCTACTTGATTGAATTCATTCATGATTTCTTTCTTATTGTTATGCGGAAGATAATAACACAAAAGGACGCCGAAGCGTCCTTGAAACTTTACAATGAATTGTTAAGCGGTTTTGTATGTCTCGAGCAACCACTTATGGAATCGGATTGCTTCTGGCATCCGGAGAATTTCTTCCGAAGTCATATCACGAATTTCATAATCTTGATTATCCGACTTAAGGTAATTCTCAATCTCATCTCGAGTCGCATTGCTGAAGAAGCAATCAGCCCAGTGACCTTGATGTCCTTGGAACAGCTCACCACCTTCGACCGTAATATATGCCGGAGGTTTGCATCGACCTGCACGAATCGCGTTCTCGACGAAAGCTTTGTCACCATTGCACTTTGTACAGCACGTGATTGCATTCTCGATCCCATCCTTACCACCAAGCGACCGTGCCAGTATGTGATCGTGGGTGAACAGAAGTTCTTCACCTTCAGGAGTCACACCCCACATATTCATATGTGGTGCTTCATCCTGCGATTTCAGGCGGAACTTATCGATGGAGAAATGAGTTGCTTCGGTCCCACACATGTAGCACTTCACTCCTTTCAGGAGGAACGCACGAAGACGAAGGCTCGTCACGTGCACCATATACTCACCGACCTGGACACGATTCTTTTTGACCTGTTCATTGATGTTGGCGAGGATGGCAGCTAAGCCTGTCCCGAGATCAATTCTCTCGAGGTGAATGTAGGTAGGATTTTCCATCAAGTCTTAAATGAGAAGTAAATGAGAATGCACGCGGTACCCAACAAATACATCAAGTTGAAACCGAGGAATGCGTGCAACTCTTTTTTGGAAAAGTAATTTTCCATTCGGAGGATACGACATACCCACATTGCCAGGCCGCAAGCTATAAGGATGCAGATAAGGAGAATAACTTGTATGTAGAAGTCAGTGGTCATAGTGTACCAGAATTAGTTGATACAAAGATTATACTGCTATGGTTTCTTCGTGTAAACTGTTATCCTTTGGGAATGCTTGTCGCCCATGGTGCGTAGGTCTTCTTCTCCCACCGAACATATTTCAAGTCATGTCCGCGTTCGATGTAATACTGGAGGGCGACAAGATCGGAACGAGTCTTCGCAGAAACTCGGTTGGCACGATTTGAGGCACGATCCAACAACGAACTGATTTCTAGCTTCAGCGGTTCATGATCAAAGCGTCCTTCGATAAACAAGAGCAAGTTTGGTGTATGGTCATTTGATAATGCAATGGCAGTACGTTTCGCAGTGGTCGGTCGTAACATGGCAACAGTTCAATATCATTTGGTGGCCATCATAACCAAAAAAAGGGTGAACCTCGCGGTTCACCCTTTTCCTTATAGCAACATTTCTAGATTAGTCCAGGAACACGATACGTGCAGTACCGGTCTGTGCTTTGTTGAATGTGATAGTGATGGTGTCACCATCATTGATCTTGATCGAGTCCGGGAAGATCACAGATTTTGAATCGTCGAAGCATTGAACAATCGCATTCTCGGAATCAAAGTTGTGAGTGACAACCCATTCGGTCGAACCTTCAGCCACCGGAACAATCGCCTTTCGGATACCGTTACCAGCAAGATTCATACCAACTAGTTGACCGTTGACGCGAGCTAGAACCTGACCATCTTCTAGAGTGACTGCATCAAACTGACGAGGACCAGCGCCACGACGAACGATGATCGTCTCTTGAGGAACGTCACTATCCAGATAACCACGTTTAGGAAGTTCTGTCTGGATAAAAGTTTCAAATTGACTCATTATGCCACCTCTTCAATTTCTAGTTGTAGAGTACCTGAAGTGTTTGAACCAGCGAAGTCAGCATCAGTGATGAACAGATAGCTACCAGTTGGATTGTAAACGCCGGCGCCATCGGTGATGGTGAAGCCTTGCTGGGACTGCGAGGTATCGCTACGTAGGGTTAGATTGCTTGCAGTACCTGCGTACTTAGCATTCACCTTGGTAATGTCATTGATTGGAGTACCAATGTCGACATATTGAGCAAATGCTGGGAAGGTCAAGGTACGACGAACGAAACCACCGACGGTGTAGTTAGCACCCGAAGTGATGGTTGAGCCAACAACATTTGCTAGGCCGGTTAGGACTAGATTGCTGAAGGTCTGTGCGCCATCAACGTCGGAATCCTTGATCACAAGAGTGCGTGAGTACACACCACCAGAGAAGGTCCATGAACCTGTCCAAGTGCCGCTTGACGCGTCCAATGAAGGGATTGCGTTCAATAGCTGGTTAGCAGTGATGCGAACGGTATATGACTGGCCATCCGGTGAGGACACTAGACGAGCTGGGTTACCGACGATCGAGATTGCTGCGGTTGCCGGAGCGTTAGCGATAGAGACTGTGGACGATGCAGTAGACACTGCGCCGTTTGAAGCCTTGGTTGCGGTGATGGTGTAGTTGTTAGTACCAACCACGTAGTTACCAGCAACACGAGTCACGGTCTTGGTAGCACCGTAAGTAGTTGAATCAGCAACAGACAGGTCTGCACTGGTGGTGTAAGCCACGGTATCCGCGTTAGTCACGGTTGCTGCAACGGTCGCGGCTTCAGAACCCTTCAATGCTGATTGACCAACTGGGTAGGTGATCGTGCGAGCACCGATGGTTGGGAAGGTCTGGTTTAGAGTGATCGAATTCGATGACTGGAAGTTAGCACCGAAAGTACCTAGCGCATTGCGTGCACGAGCGGTAACCTTCTGTGAACCAGATGCGGTACCGACGGTAAAGGTACCAGTGAAAGTCTTAAAGCCAGCACCAGCAGAATCTGCAGCGCCAAGGCCAAGGATCGAGACAGCTTTTGAAGCGCCACCGGCAACGATTTCAACATAAGTTGCAGCATTAGCAACAACGCCAGACACTGACATCACGTCATTGTTCTTAGCTTCGGTCTGAGCACCAGGGTACGCACCGATAGTTAGAGCTGATAGCGCTGGGCCAACTTCTGCAACCTTTACGATGCAAGTTGCTTCCGCATTGGTGCTCGACTTAGCGGTAACGACCGTGTCAACGGTCACGCCAACTAGGTCCACATAACCAGCGAACATGCGCTTGTCATACGTGTCTTCGGATAGGGCAACAGTGAATGGGGAACCTGGAAGTGCAGGAACGGTGGTGATAGTAATGGTCGGGGAGTAGAATGCGGAACCGCCTTCTGCAACTAGCGAGACGCGGACGTTCTGAGTGTCAGCGGTACCATCGATAATAACTTTGTTTGCTGGGACGGTGTTAGCAACATATTTCTTGTTGCCCACGATACCAGAAGAGGTTGGGGAGATGTCGGTAAAGAACACGCCTCCAACGATTGCGCCAGATACGATCTGCTGATCAACGTAATGCTTGGTAGCAATTTCTTGCGGTTGAGTAGGATCGGTAGTAGTGGTGCTTTGATAAATCTTCATTTGTCTAGCTCCTGAGATAATTGATTGATATGGAAATATCAGCTTATTTATCCAGGAAGCTATAAGGAAACGCAAAAAGGAGCCCGAAGGCTCCTCTAAGATCGAAACGAATTTTTCTTACTTTATGTTGCGGCTGCGTTGGCCTTCATGGAAGGCTTGGTCATACAGGACTTGCATGCGCTGACGCGCAACCACCGGATCAAGGTACAGCTCGGTGAGGAACTGATTCACCTCGGTCTCGACGTAGGTGTCACGCACCTTAATTTCGGCTTGTGACATTTTCGCCGGCTCGACCATATCGAGCACGGCACCGAGGTTGCGACCGATCATGCGAACGTATGGATAGCGCCGCGGGTCCAGGATCGATTGGCGCAAAGCACACTGAACAGGATCATTCATGTCGAGGGCTGGAGCTATTGCTTGTTCGAAGACGATTACCGTTTTACCGTTCATCACACACCTTTGATTTTGAGTTCAGTGGTCTTACCGCACTTGTTGCAGCGGAAGGTCGAGTGCAGGACCGAGTTATACGACGGGATCGAGCCGCTGGTCGTGCTGTTTGGTGTATCGCCACAGAAGTTGCAGCGCTTGTAGTAGGACATCGAGCTGCCATTCTGGGATTCGATGACAGCGCCGACCAATGCGATTGCTTGTGCCATGATGTTCTCCTTAGATTGGCAGATGGTGGATGATGGTAACATTTTTGAAGCGTTCGGTACGAGCCGCTTCTTCAGCTTTACGCTTCGCAACAAACTTCTCGTTCAGCGAAACATAGCCGAACTTCTCGGCCAGACCATACGGCGTTTCCTTGTAGTCGGCCAGAGCAGCCAGGACTTCAGTGGTGGTCATGCGGTTCAGGATGAACTTGATCCAATCCTTGGCGCTGGCCTTTGCTGCACGATACTTGAAACGAGCGACGACTTTCGGACGCGGTTCTCCTTCGACGTTGAAGAGGACATAGACTTCACCGCGACCATCGATGCGACCAACTTCTTTGCCATCGACGAGGATGATGCTTTCGTTGAAGGTCACTTTGTTTGGTGCTTTAGCCATTTGAATCTCCGTTTCAAGTTTCGTTTCGATAGAGTAATTATACCCAGACCCTGGAAACTTGTACAATCTTTTTTAAGTTTTTTGCACGTCCCCTTCGACGTGAAATTCGCGCATATTTTCCAGGTCCTTACGGAGCCCTTCGAGGATTTTCTGTGCATGGTCCGGATCGCTTCGGAGCGTACCGCTCGCCTGATCGACTGCGAATAGGAATCCGCCAAACAGACTTGCCCAAACGATCGGCGGAACCTTCAGCAAATCTTCCTCGCGCTTCTTCAGCACGCGGCCTGGTTCTTCCATCGCCTTGATGATTTCGTTCAGGTCGGAGACGAGAAGGGTCGGCTCCACTTTGTTTTCGGATTCGACGAGTTCACCAAGCGGCATGACACGCATCCCGATCCCATGGATGTGGTCACTCTTCAGTCCGGCGGGGATGCGCATTGCGCAGTAGGCTTTGACACGAGCAAGGGCTTCAGCAATTTTCGACATGGCGCGCTCCGATTATGCGTTGAGTTTCAGTTGTTTGAAGGTCGAACCACGAGGATTGCCACGCTGGTCCTTGTAGATTTCTTTCCAGCCATTGCGACCCTTCTTGTGCATGCACACATAGGAGTCGGCGAAGTCACCGGAGAACTTGATTGCTTGGTCTTCGGAATCATGGTACACGGTGACGAGGCCGGAGTTCGAGTAGTGGATGGTCTTAACTTTTTGGCCGGCGTCGTAGGTGGTTTGCATTTTCATTTCCAAAGTAGTGTTCCGATGTAGCTATAATATCCAGATTCTTCAAGTTTGTACAATCTTTTTTAGGCCACAAAAAAGGCTCCCGAAGGAGCCTTAGATTAGAACGGAGATGCTGAAGGAGTGAAGTTGCCATTGTACATGGCTACGCCTTTTACTATGCGGACCTCATCCATATATCCGCGGAAGTATCCAGGAGAATAGGTTCTGTTATCACCAAGAACACCCATGACAACATCATTCGATGAACCGTAATCCGTCGTGTCTGCGATGCTTCCGGTTAAGACACCATCTAGGAACATGCTTGTTACGCTAGCTTTTCGCACGACAGCAACGTGATGCCAAGTATTGACTTGGATTCTAGTCGTCGACAATCTCTTCGTTGTACCAACCCAGAAGCCAATGGTGTCCGCACTGATAATAAGTTGCGGCTTTGCTGCGGACGCTTGACCTGATGGTCTAGTATCAATTAAGCCTTGATACGTTGCATCGACCCTTGCAGTATTAACCCAAAGCTCCATTGTGAAATCGCCGGTGCCCAAGCCATAAATGGTTGACGCTGGAGTGGCAATATATCCGCCGTTACCGTTGAAGTAAGCACTAGTGCCTCCAAACTTGGAAGCCGCATTCGAGATGGTTGGGCCGGCAGTTACGATAAGAGCCGCATTGCGTTCATCAACAAATTTGTTTGTGCCAGACACACCATCCATGTGCAGCAACAGCGCAGTTGGTTCGTCAGCGAAAGGCTCAGACGGGACATTGAAATCGGTTGTGTATCGTGCAGCACCTTTAGTGATACGAACCTCATCCATGTAGCCCTTGTAGAGAAGAGTCCAGGAGCTGCCGCTGAATAGGCGACCTAAGCGAAGCGGACCGTTTGAGGTGACTGCTACAGATTCTGGCATTCCCGACTTGGTGACGCCTGGCTTGGTGACACCATCCACAAAGAATTGCATAACGCCGTTTGAGCGAGACACTGCAACGTGCTGCCACTTATTGACGCCTATAACGCCGCCCTCTGTTCTCACTGAGAACGTATTAGCGGCGCCAGCGGATTCACCGCCGTTGAACGATAGCGAACCATCAGAATTGATGGTGAAGGACCATCGGTTATATCCACCGCCATCGCCATTAGTACTCAAGCCAGCAACGATCGTTGATCCGCCGTTGGTGCCAACAAGAGATTCCGGATAAAGCCAAGCTTCGATAGTAAAGTCGTCAGTACCGAAGGAGTATTGCGGTGAGTTTGTCAATTGCGCGTAATCACCTAGACCGTTGAAGTACACACTTGCTGTACCGAACTTGGTATTTGTTGTAGAGAAAGATACACCGCCAGTCTTACTGAAGCTAGTGTTATTGAAAATTGAGGAGTCGACCCCGGAACCATCAAAGTGCATCAGTAGAGAAACGTTTGTGTATTTAGTATTGACTGGATTTCCGGCGAGAGGATTGGAAATCGTTGTATAGAAATATGGTTGCGTGAAGATTAGAGGCATGATTTACTCCTTGGTTACATCTAATATTTATTCCAGAAGCAACAAAAGAGGAGAACAATACGGCGAACTGATAAATATAGTGTACCAATACCCAAAGGAGTATACATATGTTAAACATGATCAAAGAATTTGAAGCTAAGCTGGTTGACCAGGTAATCAATGAAGCTAAGTCTCCAGAGGACGAATCAATCAAGCAACAAGTCGCCGAATGGAAAGAGCTTAAGAAGAAGCTCGCCGTTATCGAAAAGATTTCTAAGGCCGTCAGCGGTCGCATCTCTGAACTCGAAACTAATTTCGAAGAAGTGATTAAGGAACAAGCAGAAAAGAAAGCCGTCGTTGATGGCGCTATCATCCAGTACACCCAGAAAAAGGGTAACACCACTGTCAAATACAAAGAGGCTGTTGACTATGCTCTTAAGATGGTGAATGAAGCTCAGAAACAAGTCCTAGAAACTTTCATCAAGAGCGTGACCTCGCCAGGCGCGATCAAGGATGTTCTAGCTGTTGTTGATCCTGAACTTGAGAAATTCATGATCGATCTAAAGGATGCGACTGGTGACGAGCTAATGACCAAGATTGAAACTGCAGCACGTGCTGGCTTTGATCGCCTACCAAAACAGGTGACCAACGCTAAGAAACGTGAACTTAAGGAAGGTGTCGTCAAGAACATCGAGAAAGTCCTTAAAGGCATTGCTAATCGTTTCCGCACTATCTTTGCTAAGTACTTCAAAGCAAATCAGAAGTCGGACAAAGCGATTGAAGCTCTACTAAAGGCAGTGAAAGCTGATCCGAAAGCAGAGTAACATCACATACGTTAATTCGTAAAGAAACATGGAGAACTTCGGTTCTCCATTTTTGTTTTTACGACCACAAAACCTTCCAGCTGCAAAAAGCTCACTATAATATTTCCACACGGTATGATTCAACCTATCGACGAACACACTGCTGAGTCGATTAAACCGAAACATCATCCAAAAATAATATTTTAGGAACTTTACATGCGTACCACCCTGAAGCAACTGATCGTCGACGTCTTGACGAAATCCAAGACCGGCATGGTCAACTCGCAAATCGCACAAGCCGTGATGAAGAAGCGTCCATCGACCTCGTTCACCTCGATCGATGCAACCCTGACCCAAGCCTCGAAGCAAGGCGTGATCCAGAAGAAGCCGACCCTCGGCACCATGGGCAAGTCGAAGTTCGTGTACTCGGTCGAGAAAGCACCATCGGTCCGTAAGGTCCTGCTGGAATCGCTGAACACCACCGACAAGCTGGACAGCCAGGAAATCGCAACGGTCGTCCGTAGCGTCCTGCCAGGTGCAACTCGCTCGACCATCGATTCGACCCTGTTCCGCATGGCCGCCCGTGGCGAAATCGTCAAGTCGAAGACTCCGATGACCGACAGCAACGTGACCAGCAACGCTTCCAAGTTCGTCTACGGCGGCGCCAAGAAAGCCAAGTAATCACCACCCGGAAGGTATTATTTTGATACCTTCTTTTTGTACACTCCTACAAAATAATACTCTCATGTCGAACACCAAACCGTCGGCCGCCCTCGCTGCAGCCATCAACAGCCAATCCAAGCCGATCGAATACAACGCGCTGATGGATCATGTCATGCTGAACAATCCGCATATGACGCGGACCAATGTTCAACTGGCGCTGAGCACCGGCCTGAGCAAGAACTACTTCAAGCTCCAACGCCTGGGTATCGAAAAGTACTACACGATGGGCAAGGTCCCGATGCCGTCGACTCGTTCGTCGACCATCGATTCCTTCGGCAAAGCGGTTCGTGACTACGAACACGGTCGCAAGACTCCGATCAGCGGCATCGACGCAGCAATCCTGGCCATGTTCGACGGCCTGAAACATCCAGTCACCAGTAAGCAAGCGTTCGATATTTTCGTGGCAATGCAGCCCAAAATGTCTGGTCACAAATACGCTTTCGACAATGCTCTGACCCGCCTGAGCACCACTCAGCAAATCGGCAAGACCAAGGACTCGATGTCCGACCTCAACACCAATGCTCGTGCCATGTTCCACTTCGGTTCGGTCGAGCTGATCAACCAGCTGAAAGCGAAGTTCGCCAAAGCAGTGTAAGCAGCACCAGTAGTACCCAAAACAATAATAACCGCATAACAAAAATAATATGGAAAAATCCTCGATGGGCGACCGCATGAAGGGTTACGAACAGGTGTCTCGTAACCAGTTGCTGAGGCGTACTCCCGTAATCATTCGACTGGACGGTAAAGCGTTCCATACCTACACGTCGAAGATGCCTCGGCCCTTCTATAAACCATTGCACGATTGCATGGTTGAGTCCACCAAATATTTGTGCGAGGAAATCGACACCGTCGTCTTGGGTTACACCCAGTCCGATGAAATCAGCCTTATGCTAAAAGATTGGACCAAGTTTAAAACGCAAGCTTGGTTCGATGGCGAGGTACAAAAGATCGTGTCGACTTCCGCGTCACTTGTTTCATCCATCTTCAACGATCTAGCGCCACAGTACATTCCGAAAGAACTCCGTCGTGGGCGTTTCGGCATCTTCGACAGCCGTGCCTACAACGTGCCGCGAGAGGAAGTCTGTAACTACTTCATCTGGCGCCAGCAAGACGCAACTCGGAACAGCATCAATGGTGTTGGTCAAGCGCACTTCAGTCAAAAGCAGCTGAATGGCAAGAACACTGACGAAGTACAGAACATGTTGATCACCCAAAAGGACGTCAACTGGAACGACTTCGAAACGTGGGCCAAGCGTGGTACCTGTGTTCGTCTGGACATCAATGAAGAGAGCATGAAGAAAATCGTTAACAATGAGCCGAACCCGTTCGCTAACGGCCGATTCGTTGTCGACACTGACATCCCAATCTTCTCCAAAAACCGTGGCTACATCAATGATCTGATGTACTCACTCGAATAATAGGAATCCCTATGTTGATCTCGCATGAACGTCTGGCACAACTGAAAGAACAGCTGGACTACCTGGAACAGGCGTACCAATTCGCCTTCGACCGCAACGTGCTTCGTCTCGGTAAGCAAGGTGTCAGCAATGACGACATCTCGTCCGAAGCGATCCTCGAAACCGATTCCGAATTCGAGCGCGCCGGTATGAACACCGCACAAGCTCGCATCCAGCTGGAAATCGATTTCCTGACTGACTACTTCAAGTAATCATGACCGTTACCACTGATGTCATTCGCAAAGTTTGGCTGGATGGTGAAGGCGTATCGCTCGAGGTAGGACCTGATGCCGATGGACTTGACTTGGTTCGAGTCCATACGTCGGATCGCCAAAGTGAAGAATACTGGGGCAAAATCGATATCACCATCGACCCCGATATTGCGATTGCCCTCGGCACTGCTTTGATCCTCGCTGCGAAAGAAGCTCAGCACAACGCACCCAAGTAATACCCCACGTACCGAGTGTCCTATGCGCTCGGTACGTTTTCGGGGCACAAACAACAAGAAAGAAGAATAATATGATTCGTTTCCCTTCTATTGAACAATTCCGTAACGTCATTAAGAACGTTACTCACCGCGCTCAGTGGGCCGGTCGTGATGCGGCTGGCGAACCGGTCTTCAATCGCGATGCCGTTCTACCGAAGCTGAAGTTTCGTGGTACGGTTAAGCTTCACGGCACCAACTCGGGTATCGTCGTCGATCGTGAATCTCGCGAACTGTCGTTCCAATCTCGTGAACGTGAACTGACGATTACCTCGGACAATGCCGGCTTCGCTCTCTATATGGAGAGCAAGAAAGAAGCGTTGTGGCATATGGCTGATCACATGGTCGTTCGCTCCAACCTGGAAACCGAGCCGACCAAGGTCGTGATCTTCGGTGAATGGTGCGGCAGCAACATCCAGAAAGGTATCGCCATCTCTGGTCTTCCAAAGATGTTTGTGATCTTTGCTGTCAAGTTCATTTTCGGTAGCGAAGATGAAGATGGCAACGGCGCAATGTGGATCGACCTGGAAACCGTCAAGGACATCGTGTCCCATGAAGATCACATTTACAATGTGCTCGAGTTTGGTTCATTCGAAGCTGAAATCGACTTTGCCAAGCCACATGAAGTCCAGAACCGGCTGATCGAGATGACCATGAAGGTCGAAGAAGCCTGCCCAGCTGGTAAGTACTTCGGTAAGGAAGGTGTCGGCGAAGGCATCGTTTGGTCGTGTCAAGAAGAAGGCTGGCGCAAGTCGACCTACTGGTTCAAGGTCAAGGGTGAGAAACACTCGGCTTCGAAGGTCAAGGTCCTGGCGGCAGTCGATGTCGAAGCCATCAAGCAGATGGAAGACTTTGTCGAGATGGCAGTGACCGAAGCTCGCCTGGAACAAGGTCTCCAGAACTTGGTCAATGAACAGCTGAAGCCATTCGATATGACTTCGATGGGTGACTTCATTCGCTGGGTCTTCAATGACGTGGTGAAAGAAGAGACCGATACCATCGTGGCAAACCAACTGGACCCGAAGAAGCTTGGTGGTCCTATCGCCAACAAAGCTCGTAAGTGGTATATCGAGAAATACAACAATCAAGGTTAATATGGAACTGTTTCTAGTCCTTTGGGCATTCATGCATGCGTCACTTGGCTATGGAGTGATGCGCATCTTCAAGCGGGTCAAGCATTGTAAGCTGGCTCGTGACTGTGAAGACAACTTCGCTGTTGTCCTGATCTGGCCGATCCTTCTGATGATGATCGCCTACGACCAGTCGAACCTGAAAGAAGACACTCTGTACTAATTGTGTCTATATAGATACAAGAAAGGCCCTTAAAGAAATTTAAGGGCCTTTTGCATTTTCCAGTGTACAGAATGAAAACGACTGGATAATATAGCTACATCGACAACATGAACGTCGAACCAAATGATGAATCTAATAGGAGAAGCGAAATGACACAAACGTCGCAAGCGGTAGCACAACTGGCTTCCAACCTCGACACCCTGGCGCTGAATTCGTCCGATCTGAAGCAACTCCGCATGATGATCGACCAGCGCATCACCCAAGCCGAAGTTCGTGAAGTGAACCAGGCCCGTGAACAAATCCGTGAAATCGCGAACCGCATCGGCCTGCCACTCTCCGAAATCCTCGGCACCAAGGCGGTGACCCAATCCCGTGCAGCGGCCGAAGTCAAGTTCCGCAACCCAACCGACGCAACCCAAACCTGGACCGGCCGCGGTGCTCGCCCGAAATGGGTGAACGCTGCCCTGGCCGATGGCAAAACCCTGGACCAGCTGAAAGTCACGAGCTAAGTAATGCGTAAAGATATGGGTTGGGGATGACTTCAACCTGTATCAAAAAAGTGCGGTGAGAAAAGTTTCAAAAAGCAGTGTACAAGCTAAAAAGGTCATGGTACTATAACAACATGATCTGAAACAAAAACAAGTTCGAATCCAAATCTAAATCTTTTTAAGGAGTTTCACCATGGCTAAAGCAACCACCTTCATCATCTCGGCAACCGGTTCGATCAGCGGCATCGTCGCCAACGTGAAGAACATCCAGCTGAATGATGCGATCGCCGTCAAGACCGGCAAGGACATGGAAGCGCTGAGCCTGGCGCAACTCACCACGATCTACAACAACGCGACCGGCAAGGAGAACAAGAAGTTCTCGATCGCCAAGGACAAAGCCATCGAAAAGGTGATGGCCGCCCTGGAAGCCATGGACGTGACCAAGCTGGTCCAGCTCGACGAAACCGAACAGGCCAAGCTCGCCGAAGCTGCCAAGAAGGACCCGGCACCGCGTAAAGAGCGCGACTCGGCTCTGCAGAAAATGAAGCGTGCCTTCCTCGAGAAGACCGAAGACGGCTCCGCCTTCAAAATCTACACCGTCAAGGAACTGATGGAGAAGTGCAACGTGACCGAGAAGATCGCCCACCAGTACATCTCGATCCTCCGCGCCCAGAACGACCGCTTCGTCATGAACCTGGTCAAGGACAAGGATGCCAAGACCTTCCAGTTCCAGCCGAAGGACGGCACCCCGATGAAGCCGGAAATCGCCAAGCACTTCCCGAACGGCTTCGGTCTGGTGGCAGCACCAGAAGCGACCCAGCCAGCCAACGCACCGGAAGCGTCGGCAGCAGCATAAGCCAAGTCGTCCGACAAAAAGAAATGGGACCCAGTGGGTCCCATTTTTGTTTCTCCTAAGAATTAGGAATTCATTAGGTCGATCAGCTTCATCGACTTGTACTGGTATCCTTTGGCGATACCTTTGTAGAATCCACCAGCGTCTGCGTGTAGTAGGTCGGCCTCAAATCTCTTACCATCATCCGAACGAACTTCAACTAGAGCGCCGAAGAATGCATCGTACTTCTTGCGCCAAGCCATAAATTCCTTTTCCATTTCTGGATCGTCGATGTTGAACTCTTCGCCAGTCTCTTTCTCGTAAAGCTTGTCAAAAGCATTTTCGATTTCTTCACCATTCATCCAGACGTCGTAGCCCAGGTAAAGCATATCGTTGCTCTGTGAGTAACCCATGTAAACTAGTTTGACCTCATCAACCGTGATGTCGAAAACGTCTTGCTCAGACTTATATTCTAGGTCGATGTCAATCGTACCTTTGAGTTCGCGATCGACTGCTTTCTTAGCGCCTTTGATCACTGCGCCGTCTTGATCATTCGCGAAGAATGGTTGACCACGGAAGGTTAGGTGCTTGCTGCCCCATAGCTTACGTAGGTGTTTCTCGATGTCAGCCTTGTTTTTGAAGGTCTTGACGATTTCTTGGATGTCAAACGAGCGTGCTTCTTGCGCGGCTTCGCTTAGAAGCTCTATCATTAGTTCTAGTTTCATATTGTCTCCATGGCTCTCGCCGTTTAAGTATGTTGTCGATAAATATTATTTATCCAACGACTTAAAACCGAAAGAAGGAACATATGATCGATCCAGAAAAGAATGCGGACGAAGATTCGCTAAACATCGAAGGTTCAGACATTCTAGTTACATTCACTAGAACTTCTCCTACCACCGGCACCATCAGCTGGAATCTCCCAAAAGACTTGTACTGGTACGACGGCTTCGTCGCCACCCTAAAGACTTCAGCACAAACACCATCAAACTTTCCGGTAGACGGAAAGCGATACACTGCATCCCAAAATCTTGTAGCTCTTAATGATTCGATCGGCAATGCGCCTGTTGTCTGTGCTCTCTACGGCGACAAGATCACCAACTCGGTCAACGTCATCAACCTTGACCCGGACGATGTCTACTTTGCGTTGGGACATGCTGTTACGAATACACTCCAGTACTTCACTAATGGCCGCCCTAGCTTCATTCAGAAGCAGACTACTAGCACCTTCTCAGGCGACATCCCGTCCGCTTCCCTGCCGCCTCTAAATCCAACCATGGGTCAGGTGTACTACAACACCCAGACCGGTAAGGTAACGATGTGGGCCGGTGGCACATGGGTTCCGGCTGGCGTCGGTACTACCATCGTTGCAAATGAAGAACCAAAGAACGCACAGGTCGGCCAATTCTTCTACAACAAGATCACCGAAAAGCTTTACTGCTTCGATGGCACCAAGTTCAATCAAGCGAACACCGCAAACGAAGGTCTGCCACTAACCCAAAAGCCAGCCGGCACCGATGGCTCGAGCGATGAACGTGCTAAGCTGATCAATAACGTCAAGCGCCAAATGGGTTGGCCAACTCTGTGCGTCGAGCTGGATGAAGGCAGCTTCCAACTTGCTATCGACAATGCTCTTGAAGAGTTCCGTCGCCGTTGCGACAACGCATATAACCTTCGTTACTTCACGATCCCAGCAAAGAAGCATCAAGACATTTACTACCTAAATGATCCAGTCACTGGCACCAATCGTATCGTCGACATCATCAAGGTTCACCGTGTCTCTGGTCTAGGCCTAATCGCTGCTGGTCAAGATGGCATTTACGGCCAATCATTCTTGCAGCAAATGTATGCACCTGGCGTTGTCGATCTAACATCGATCCACTTGGTCAACGCATATGCGGAACAGTTCTCACAAATCTTCGCTGGTGAGATTGGCTTCCGTTGGAATGAAGCTTCACGCCAAATGCAACTACTGCGTCGCCTACAAGCTGATGAACGTCTACTAATCGAATGCGTCGGCGAACGTACTGAACAAGAATTGCTAGTCGATCGTTATGCAACTCAGTGGCTACAAGGTTGGGCTTCATCCGAAGTCAAGATGATGCTTGGACACATTCGCGCTAAATATCAATCATTGCCGGGTGCTGGTGGTGGCGTATCACTAAATGGCTCTGAACTTCTAGCTGAAGCTCGTGAGGACCAAACGGAATTGCTACGCCAAATCATGGACTTCGAAGTTGGTAACGGTGGTGCAACATTCGGTAACTACTCATTCATGATGGGTTGATCATGAAGCTTGCTGAACTTCTTGAATCGGTGACAATCAGACCAGGTACAAAACACAAAGACCGAACATACTTTCAGCATGATAAGACTGGCTCCACTGCGGAGCTAGTCGATCAAGGCGAATTCATGTTGCTGACAAATGTGGAAACTCCAGATGACACTCGTGGTCAAGGCGGCGCTCGAGAGTTGATGGCCGCTGTCACTAAGTATGCAGACGAACATGGCTACAAGCTGCGTTTGAATATTCTTCCTGATGAGGATACGGACTTTGATCGTCTAGTTTCACTGTACCGGAAGAATGGATTCGAAAAAACGACATGGCCTGAAATGGTAAGACTCCCAAAATAAAGGAAACAAAATGACTCAATATCAAGCACCTACAATTGAACTTGGTACTTGGGACCTTAACTCGGATGCATGTGGCGGTAGAGATACCGCTTATATGGAAAACGTGGCTGCGCAAGCACTAGAAATCTCTGGTGCTAAGGTCAATGTTTTCCGTATGCTTGGCGTCCACGAGCAAGGCCAACTACAAGACCTGACCGGATCAGGTAATCCAATTTCGTCCGGCTCTACGCCAGGCACTTTGGTTGGCGATGCATTCAACGCTAACGATGCACCTTGGGCATCGGCACAAACCGGCGAACAAGTTCTTCAATCATTCCTTGGTTACAACTTCGGCACCAAGAAGAACTTGATGGGTACAGAACGCTATGCACCAGCAGCACCCGTTCGTCAAGAGATTACGACCCTTCGTATCAAGCAGAGCGCTGATCCGGCAAAGCGTGTATTGCAAGCACGCCTGGAACGTTCAGACGACGGAGGGGTGACTTGGAAGAGGGCAGACGTATTCAACTTGCCTAACTCGGGCGAGCTCGAGACGATCGCCCTGCGCCAATCTGCGCCATCCCAAATCTGGCGTATCGTCCCAATCTACTTTGCTGGCGGCCCTACCGATTCATGGGAGGTTGTTCACCTACAATTCATGAACTACACCCAAACCAATTTGGACAACATCCAAGACATGATCTTCTTGGAGAATCGTGATCGAGACTATGCAGACATCTCAATCCAATTGCGTGCTCACTATGACTTGATCGACGTTCAAACAGAGCTCACGAAGTTCGGTATCGATCTTCCTCAGCAATACATCTTCACTGTTTCGTTCGCGCGCATGGTGGAGCTCCTAGGACGTCCTGTGGTCATGGGTGACATCATCGAACTGCCTAACGAAATGCAATACGACGCGAAGCTGAATGGTGTTCGCAAATGGCTTGAAGTCATTGATACCACGTGGGCGATTGATGGCTATGCGCCAGGTTGGAAGCCTATTTTGTTCCGCTTTACTGCAACCCCAGCGATTGCGTCCCAAGAGAATATGGACTTGTTCAAGTCAAACAAAGGCTACGACACTTTGGTTGATGCTGACTTTATGGCAAACGATTCGCCGTTGAATATGCTTGGTCAAGAGTCGACTGAAGCGATCTTCAAGAAGGCTATTGACGATGTGCCAGAGACTGGTGCTGATACCAGTGAGTTGCAGAGCGGCATGAACTTGTTCAACGAGAAGGGTTCCTACGACGGCCGCGACTATGGTGTCGAAGATGGTATGCCGCCAAACAATGCACCATTCACCGAAGGACCTAAGTTCCCAGAGAAGCCAAAGAATGATGACTTCCATCGCATGACTTATCCGGATGATCACCGCTTGCCGCCAAAACTATTCCAATGGAACCACGTGAAGAATCGTTGGATTTACCTCGAGACTGATCGCCGAATGGAGCAATCGTCGTATCGTCCTTCGATCCGTGCGAAACTAGAATCAACAACTAAGAGAGACATTACGGAGAAAGTATGATTACATCCTACTACTACAACGAGCAGTTTAAGAGAGCCATCACACAGTTCTCGTCCATCTTTTCAGGCTTACAAGTTCTGACTGGTGTTCGTGAAGATGGTGAACGTCACGCGCTAGAGGTACCAGTTCGCTATGGTTCAATCGACCGCGTGGTGGCTGCAGTATCAAATGGCTTTACCCAAAACAAGATGTTGACTCTCCCAGTGATGTCAACATACTTGTTGGAGGTTGAGTTGGCCCCAGAACGTCGCAAAGGCGTTGGCATGACCGAGCGTAAAACCATCATGCCACAAGGCGGCGTGTATCCACAAGACTTGAAAGTCATGGAACGCTACATGCCGATCCCGTACAACTTGACCTTTGAGTTGGCAATTTACTCGTCGAACATGGATCAAATGTTCCAGATTCTTGAACAGATTCTGATCATCTTTGATCCGACGCTACAGATTCAGACGAACGATTCACCATATGACTGGTCACGTCAAACTAATGTGGAACTCTTGAGTGTTCAGCAAGAGGAGAATTATCCAATCGGTACAGAGAAACGAATGATCGTTTGGACTTTGAACTTCCGCATGGAATCGTGGATTACTCCACCAATGGATTTGAAAGAAAATCTCGTCAAGAAGATCGTTATGCGCTTTGGTGATCTCGATGGTTTTGCATTGAACGAATACGATTCATCCGGCGACCTTATGCCATTCTCTGGTGAGGTTTGGGGATCAATGGAGCTTGACGGCAACATACCATAATCTACCGCTAATTCGTGCACGAATTCTTGTAATTTAATAAATAGAATGAAAGAGTAATGAGAATTCGTGCACCTAATGTGCGAAACATAAACAAGGAGATTTAACATGGCTACTTTAGTAAGTGCTGGCGTAAGCGTGACCATCATTGATGAAAGCTTTTTCATCCCAGTGTCCGCGCCTACCGTGCCATTGTTCTTTATCGCAACTCAAGCGAACAAGAAGCAACCAGATGGCGTGTCAACAGCCGCATACACCAACGAACATTCAGTTGTTCGCACCATTACGTCAATCGGCCAATTGACCCAGTCATATGGCGTGCCTGCCTTCCGTACCGCGGCAGAAGATTCGACTCTACCAGTTTCACAACGTCGTCAGCTACACGGCGATGCACGCAATGAATATGGCCTAATGGCTATGACCCAGTTCTTGGGTATCGGTAACCTATGCTACGCAGTTCGTGCAGATGTTGACCTAGCTGACAAACCGCTAACCGCGATCGTCGCTGGCGATGCAACTTTCACTAGCGTTTCTGGCGCATCCGAACTACCAAAAGGTGACTTGGTCGACTTCGCTGTTAACGGCGAAAATAAGACTGCTGAAATCTGGAACCTAACCTGCATCTCGACCGGCGACGGCATCGAAGAATTCAGCGTGACCGGTTCAGTGTCCGGCGTTAGCGATCTACAAGCTCGCGCTGGTCGTCTATACGACAACGGTATGATTTCATTCGAGATCACTCGTGGCGAAACCGATTTTGAAGTTGGCGACAATTTCGAAGTTCAACTAGTCGAATCAACTGTTGGTTCAGAGCTAGGTGCTAATGATGCTGCTAAGCGCGTTGCTATCGTGACCGCTCTACAAGCTGAAATCAACAGCAACCAAGAAGTGCGTTCCGAAACCTACGAATACAACCTAATCCTATGCCCAGGCTACCACGAAGTTGTGGATGAAATGCTAGCGCTATCACAGTCGATCAACGACGAAGCATTCGTTATCGCTGATACTCCATTCGACAAGAATGCAGATGATGTCGCTCTATGGGGTAAGACCACTGCTCGTAAGAACGGCTCGTCAGTTGCATACTACTACCCACACGCTCTAGCTTCAAACCTAGACGGTATCGATGTGTTCGTCGCATCATCGGGTATTGCACTACGTACCATCGCTTACTCCGACAGTGTTGCAGAACTATGGTTCGCTCCAGCAGGTGTCCGTCGTGGTCTAGTGACTGGCATCAGCACCACTGGTTACGTGACCGGTACCCTAGGTACCCCAACCAAGTTTGTTGAAGTGAACCTAAACCAAGGTCAGCGCGACAACTTGTACCAGTACTACACCAACATCAACCCAATCGCGTACTTCCCAGGCCGTGGTTTCGTTGTGTTCGGTCAGAAGACTTCAGCTCCAGCTGCATCTTCACTTGATCGTATTAACGTGGCTCGTCTACTAATGTACATCAAGCGTGCTCTACGTAAAGGTGCGTTCCCGTTCCTATTCGAACCGAACGATCAAATCACCCGTGACAACCTAAAGGCTTCGGTCGATGGTTTCCTAGGTGACATTCTTGTTAAGCGTGGTTTGTATGACTTCGTCACCCTGTGCGATGCTTCAAACAACACCGCAACTCGAATCGATCGCAACGAACTATGGTGCGATGTGGCTCTAAAGCCAGTGAAAGCTGCTGAATTTATCTACATCCCAGTCCGCGTTCTTTCAACCGGCGCTAAGATGCCTTAATCAGGCACTAAGCAATAAATAAAAAGGAGACTTCGGTCTCCTTTTTTGTGGCCGTAATTCCCCCTTTCTTTATAAATATCAGAAGAAATACTTTCTATTTAAGTAAGTACAACAAAGGAGATTTAAATGGCTACACTATCACAAGCTGGTATTCCTGGCGTCGGCAATGGTATCTTGATGCCAAAGCTAAAGAACAGATGGCGTGTTACTTTCGTTGGTATCGGTGCTTCGGCTGGTGGCAATTCCGCTGACTTGTCCATGCAAGCCGTTACTGTTACTCGTCCAAACCTAACCTTCGAACAAATCAAACTTGACCGTTACAACTCGTCAGCGTACATCGCTGGTAAGCACGAGTGGGAACCATGCAACTTGGTCGTTCAGGATGACATCACTGGTAAAGCATCAGGCATTATCCGCAATCAACTAGAAGCTCAGCAAAAGTTGATCGGTGCTGATGGTCCATGGTTGGCAACTGCAGCTACCGCATCTGCGTATAAGTTTGGTATGAAGCTAGAACAGCTAGACGGTAACGAAACTGTTGTCGAACAATGGCTACTAGAAGGTTGCTTCATCGCTGGTTCAGACTTCGGCGATCTAGACTACTCAACCGCAGAAGCAGTGACTATCACTCTACAAGTTCGTTTCGACCACGCACGTCAAGTCCTAGAACAACTAGGTCTAGGTACTGCGATTGGCGGCACTCTGTAATCCATAGTTTCATAAGCATAATAACCCGCATCACGATACCGGCGATGCGGGTTATCCGTTTCGTGAGCCGGCACGTAAGGAGAAGTAATTGAGCGATCAATACGATTTTGGTTGGAGCATTGCTAATAAGCCAGGCTTCACCGTTCAACCTCAGACGAAAGACACCACTCACACTTCGCTAGTTCTGACTGGCCGCGGCAGCCCAAATTGGGGTCGTGACCTTCAGCAAAACTTGTTGAAGATGCTAGAGACTTTCGCTGCGCCAACTCCACCAGCAAATGGTGTGACTGGTCAATTGTGGTACGACACCACAAATAAAGTTCTACGCATTTATGATGCAACCGTTGATCCACAGAACGCATGGGCTGGTTCGGCCGGCGGTGGCGTCACCTCTGGCACAACAGCGCCATCAAATCCAAAAACTGGCACCCAATGGTTTGACACCACTGGCGGCATGCTCAAGATTTGGGATGGTTCAGCATGGGTTCAGATTTACCCAATGCCAAACACCCTTGTGCAAAAAGCTGCGTTCGTTACAGAATACAACGCTATGGCTGCTACGCTCAACAAGATCATTGGCGCTCCAACTGGCACCACCTTGGCTGACGCGTTCGGCTATGGTCAAACCGATACTATCGCGAATGAGTCAATCTACACATTGACCAACGCAAAGTGGATCGCGTTGCTAAGCAAGCTAACCGCAATCTGCAACTTCCTAGGTGTTGACTCGACTGGTATCTCAGCTGAAGGCTTTATCTACGAACAAGGCAATACCATTCCTTACGGCATGGTCACTATGCTTGCTAAGTACAATCTAACCCTAACCGCGTTGAATGCGTTGTCGGCTGGTACTACTCGCTTCAAACCAACTTTGGTTTCACTCGAGTCATCATCGCCTGCATCTGGTACCACTTCACGTTCAACTACTTGGACCGGATCAATCAGCCGCGAACTAACCGCAACCTTCGCTGATGCAGCTTCACTGAAAGCATACATTAACGCCGGCGGTCAGTTCCAATTTGTTTCGACACTCGGTAACCCAGGCACTCTACGTGACTTCCAGTGGAGAGACTTCCTAGTGAACATCGGCACCGTGAAGTTCAGCGCAACCGGCTCAGTGGACTCACAAAATCGTGCAAACTCAAAAGGCTTCTACGATCTAACCGCGACGTATCAGCCGATCTTTGCTCTTGCAAACCCGAACAACTCGCAGCAAGTGTTCACCGTTAATGCTCGCATCGAGTCAAACCGCATCGTCCGATTCCAGATTGTCTTCACTGATCCTGGTACTTTGTATGGCGGTGTTGGTGGTACTTTGACTTCAGCATCGACCCTAGTTCGCCCAAGTGCAAACGTTCTAAAATCGCCGGTTATGGCTTACCCTACGGTGGCTTCAACTGCATTGGCTTAATAAATAAAGTCAACAGGTCTTACCAAACAAACCCTAGACTCGTTCTAGGGTTTGTGGTATAATAACCCCGCATAACCATAACAAAAATAATAGAGGTTCATCATGTCTGACGACGCCCAAAAGTATCTAGACGAGCGTCTAGAACGTGCTCTCGAAGCAGCGAAGTACCGCGTTACTCTCTACAACCAAAAGGAAAACAGCAAGCTAAAGTTTAAGCAAGCGTTGACCTTCTCAAAAAATGGTGGCGTGTTCCACGTTGACCAAACCCTAATCTCATTCGTTGCTGCTCTGATCAATCGTGAACAGGAGCAATCGATTCTAATCGACGTAAATGGCAATCCAATCCTTATCGAAAAGCTTGCAGACTTCTACGACGAAATCAACGACCGATACTACCAAGCGACCAACGCCTTCCTCATCGATTTCAAGAAGATTCAATCGTCTCGTAAGACGGCTCCAATGATGGAGTGGTAACATGTCAAGAGGCATTCTATTCTTCGCTTCGAATAATGACAACGTCAACTATTTGAAGATTGCACTGCTCAACGCATACATGTGCAAGAAAAATCTAGGTGAGGACACGAAGATCACCGTAGTCACCTCCACAAAAAGTCTTGATTGGAATGCTGACATCAAGGATGAAATCGAAGCAGTCTTCGATAAGATCATCGTTGATGACAAGACTACTGGCACTGATAATCTTCGACGTTACTCGGACACGCAATACTACTCGGTACAAGATCGATTCATCAACGGCAATAGAAACTCAGCATACGACATTTCTCCGTACGACGAGACGCTTCTCCTTGACGTGGACTTCCTCATGATGGATTCTTCAATGAACGCTGTGTGGGGATGTGCTGAGGACTTCCTGATCAACGATTCGGCACTTGGGTTGGATCATCTTCCTCTAGATGGTGAGGAATTCCGATTGAACCAAACTGGCATCAAGATGGTATGGGCCACCGCGATCTACTTCAAAAAGTCTGAACGCGCAAAAATGGTATTTGACTTAGTGTCGTTCATCAAGGAGAGATGGGACTACTACAAGCTGTTGTACGGTTTTGGTGGATACCTTTACCGCAACGACTTTGCCTTCAGCATTGCACTTCACATTCTCAATGGCTTCATCGAGAATGAAGAGTTCAAGAAGTTGCCAACGCCGTTTATCCTCACCTCCACCGACCGCGATCATATCCACAAAGTTGGATTGGATAGCATCACCGTCATGTTCAATGATATGGGCATGAAACACCAGAACCATGAACATGCGTTCTACATCACGAAAGTCAAAGGCCACAACGTTCACATCATGAACAAAATGTCTTTGCAGAAGTTCGTAGATGAGTTTATAGGACTTTACAAAAAATGAAACTAGCACGCCGTTTTCCTAATTTCGTTGACGCTGACCCGAGTGAGAAATTGCCGGTGGAAATCACAACGATCGACGAACTGAACAACCTAGATTACGTAAAACACATTTGGCTTGCTGATCCGCGTTTTCACCGTTTGTCATATAGCCGCACTCCGAGCTGGGGTCGCGAAATACTAATGGCTGAACTTGATGCGGGGGTTGCGTGGTACGCTATCGCTTATGTGATGGAAGGTTCGCTGGCCGACCTAGGCCTTCCTGAATGGGTGAGCCCAAATGTCTAAGGGCTATTTCACAATCGCACAAGGCGATCAATACGTACGTTATGCCTATGCCCTGGCGTTATCCCTAAAGCTAAGCCAGAAAGAACATTCGAAGCTTGCGATCGGTATCACGCCCGGCTACAAAGTTCCAGAGGAGTATGCTCACGCATTCGATGCAATCGTTGAGATTCCATGGGGTGATGCTGCGGCTGATACCTCGTGGAAGCTTGAGAACGAATGGAAGGCGATTTACATGTCGCCTTACGATGAGACGATCAAACTCGATGCAGATATGATCTTCAACTCCGACCTCAGCGAATGGTGGAGCGTGTTGGGACAATCTGAAGTCGTCTTCTGCACCGAAGCATCGACCTACCGCAATGAGAAGGTCGATTCGGATTACTACCGCAAAGTGTTCACGCAGAACAATCTGCCAAACGTGTACACCGCATTCTTCTACTTCAAGAAGACTGATGCTGCTCACGAGCTGTTCAAACTCGCTGAACACATTTACAACAACTGGCAGCGATACTTCTTTGAGTTCCTTGAAGCAGAACATCGGCCGGCGTTTGTCAGTACTGACGTAGTCTTCGCGATCGCTGCAAAGATTCTGGACATTGAGTCGCTAAATATGAACCCCCACATTCCTGTTCCGACCTTTGTCCACATGAAGACGCAACTCCAAAAGTGGCACTTGGATCGAAATGCTCCTCCGATTCCCGAGGAGTGGAACAAAGTGGTTCAAGTGTACTTCAACAACGATTGTGAACTGAACATCGGCAACTACCGCCAAACGCTGCCTTTCCACTACCACGTGAAAGACTTCGTGACGGATGAGATGATCGCGACAATGGAACGAAAGCTAGGTGTAAAATGACTGACAATTGGTATCTCTACGTTGACAAAGAAACGATGACAGTCTGTCGCGTTTCTCCTGTTCTAGATGGTGCAGATGACTTCCACGTTATCCGCATCAATCAAGAGCTTGGCATCTCATTCATCGATCAGCCGCACACGATCAACGACTACGTCGTCTATCACGATGGTGCCACGACACACTTTGTCAAGAAGGACAAGACAAACGAAGTGCTGGTGCCGTTCTACTACTCTCCGGTGATGATCAAGGAAGGCACTGAAAATCCAGACGTCCTTCTAACGATTGACAACGAACAACTCGTTGTTACGATCAAGCCCGAACTCATTCAGTATGCAATGACGTTGTTCGCAAACATCGATGATGCGCAGACTTTATTCTATGTGTCTGAAAAGAATGATCCGAACAAGCTGATTACTGTTTTGTCAGTGGATATGAAACGCTTGATCTCGACCGGCGAAGAGAAGTTCGGCTTCGTGCATAATCCGCGTTTAGTTAGCATCTTCACTCGCAAGGTGTTTGACTCATATGGATTGAAAATCATCCCATAAATAAAACATACAAAAAGCAACGCATAGTTCATGCGTTGCTTTCCAAGACAATAAAGGATAACAAATATGCAGCAACAGATGAGTGAATTTGACCTATTCTACCTATCATACGACGAACCGAAGTGTGAAGAGAATTGGGCAGACCTTCTAGAGAAAGCGCCATGGGCCAAACGTGTTCATGGCGTTAAGGGCTTTGACGCTGCTCACAAAGCATGCGCCAATCAAAGCGAGACTGATCGCTTCATCACCATTGATGGTGACAACATCGTCGATCCTCGAGTGTTCGATATGGTCATCGACATCCCAGAAAAATACGCCAAAGCATCGTTGAGCTGGAACGCAGTAAACGCAGTGAACGGTCTGATCTACGGCAATGGCGGTGTTAAGCTTTGGACCAAAGACTTTGTGCTTGGCATGCGTACTCATGAAGCAGCAGAGACTGAAGCTGAGAAGCTTGACTTTTGCTGGGACAATCAGTACCTACAATTGAACTCCGTCCTCTCGACCACATACACAAACGGCTCGCCATTCCAAGCATTCCGTGCTGGCTTCCGTGAAGGCGTGAAGATGACCCTAGACCAGGGCAATCGCCTTGACAAGGTCCAGGTCAAGAACATTATCCATGATGCAAACCTCCGTCGCCTGATGATTTGGGCGTGCGTCGGCGCCGATGTCGAAAACGGTATCGAATCCATCCTAGGAACGCGCCTGGGCATTTACATGGCGAACATCGATACTTCCTTCAGCCTCGCAAACATCAGTGACTACGATTGGTTTAAGAAGTTCGGTAACGATTACCTCGATCAGTTTAAGTCTGAAGGCGATATGATCGACAAGGTCTATGAACTAGGCGATTCGATCAACAAGCACATGGGACTCAATCTGGCATACTTTGATGAAGCTCAAAGCAAGTTCTTCAAACAAGTGTATGAGCATCCAAATCAGGAATATTCCGTACGTCTCGAAAAAGAAATTCTCGTGAGCATCTAATGACAGAAAAAAGTCGCAATCAAATCATCATGGAGGAGAACTATCGCCTTCGTGATGAAGTAATCAATAAGATTTCACCAACGTTCTGTACCGCAAAATGGTTGCAATCGACCATCTACCTTTGGAATGGGTACACCCATAGCTGCCACCACCCATCGTCCCATAAAGTCGATCCGAAAGCAGTTGAAGCGAATCCTAAGGCGCTTCACAATACCCCGATCAAATTCGTTGCACGTGAGGACATGCTGAAAGGCATCCAAACACCCGAATGTACATACTGCTGGAACATTGAGAACGGCCCTGGGGATCACCTAAGCGATCGGACATATAAATCCACTAGCCCATGGGCTATGGAGTCCCTGGACGTCGTGAAGGCGTCCGGGCTTGGTAACGACATCAACCCGACCTACCTCGAGGTTGCATTCGAAAATACCTGCAACTTCAAGTGCACATACTGCACCTCGGACGTATCGTCGAAATGGACGGAAGAGATTGAACGTCATGGCCCATACCAACTTGCGCAAGGCACTGCTCATGATCATGGCTGGCTAAAGTCGATTGGGCGTTTTCCAATCAAACGTGATGATTACAATCCATATGTTGAAGCATTCTGGAAATGGTGGCCAGAGCTTGTTCAAACACTCAAGGTGTTCCGCATCACTGGTGGTGAGCCACTATTATCGAAGCACACGTGGCGAGTGTTTGATGAGCTGATTGCTAACCCGCGTCCAGACTTGGAGTTGGCAGTGAACACGAATATGAACGTGCCACGAAAATTGATTGACAAACTCGTTGAGTACAGCAATCTGCTGAAAGGCAAAGTTAAGTCGTTCGAAGTGTACACCAGCCTCGAAGCGACCGGTGCGCAAGCAGAGTACATTCGTTATGGCATGACCTACGACGAGTTCGCTGAAAACTGCCGATACTTCCTCAAGAACACCGAGACGCGTTTGCACTTTATGGTTGCAACCAACCTTCTAAGCGTGACCACGTTCGATGAGTTCCTCAAGTTCGTGTACACCCTCCGCACCGAGTTCAATGAGACTGATGCAGAGAATCGTATCCCGATGATGATCGCTTATGTTCGCTGGCCGCATTACCTGAACATCCGCAATCTACCAAAGGACATCAAAGAGAAGTATGGTCCAATCTGGCGTGATACTGTGATGGCTCGCACTCGTCAAGCCGATCCAACTAAAGCTGGCCGCTTCTACCTAGAAGAGATTGACCAAGTGGAACGCTTGATTGACTTCATGAATGGTGAAGAGGAAGCACGTATCGTGAACATGAAGAACTTCTTCATCTACCACGAACAGTACGACGAACGTCGTGATACGAACTTCTACGAAACATTCCCCGAGCTGGTTCCGTTCTATGAAGATTGCCGCAATGCCTATGACGGAATCGGCCAATAAATAAGTTCTCATAACACATAAGGAATAACATGCCAAAACTTCAAGGCGAAACTTATCAGGAGTATCGGGACCGCATGATCGATTCGATCAGCCCGAGCTTCTGCGGAGCTAAATGGTACAACGCTACCGTTTGGCTCGGTAGTGGTACCACTGCATCGTGCCACCACCCTCCAGCACACAAGATTCCGCTCGAAGAACTTGAGCAAAGCTACAAGGCTCTGCACAATACCAAGTACAAGAAGATGGTTCGTAAGCAGATGCTGGATGGTGAACGCCCGGCTGAATGCGAATACTGCTGGAAGATCGAAGACCTTGGCAAAGACAAAGTCAGCGACCGCACCTACAAGTCGATCATCTACTCCGATCAGGAACTGATCGATGCTGCAACCGTTCACAAGGAAACAGGTGACGTCGACCTCAAGACCCTGGAGATTGCATTTGACGCAACGTGTAACTTCGCTTGCTCATACTGCAACCCATCGTTCTCGACCACGTGGATGAAGGACATTCGAGTCGATGGCCCATACCAAAATCTCGTCAGTGATGGCGCTGGTGCTTTCCAACAAGACGGCTCATGGGCACAGCCATACGGCCTGAAGAATGAAGGTAATCCATACGTTGCTGCATTCATGCAATGGTGGGAGAATGACCTTCAACACTCGCTGAAAGAGCTGCGCATTACTGGCGGCGAAGCAACTATGAGTCCAGACTTTTGGAAGCTCATGGACTGGTGGAAACAGCATCCAGAGTGTAACGTGCAGTTGGCAGTGAACTCGAACCTTGGTGCTAAGCAATCATTGATCGAACGTCTATGTGATGTGTCACATAGTTTCAAAGACTTCCACCTCTATACGTCGAACGAATCGTTTGGTGCACACGCTGAATACATTCGCGACGGGCTGATCTGGGATACATGGATCAACAACGTGAAGATGATGATCGAGAAGGGCAATGTCAAGATGGTTCACATGATGATGACCATCAACAGCTTGTGCTTGTTCTCCATCACCGAGTTCATGGATGAGATGCTGAATATCAAGAAGCAATATGGACGGCATCAATGTATGATGAGCTTCAACATTCTGCGCTTCCCTAGCTTCCAAAGTGCATTGGCTCTGCCGGTTGATATTCGTGCTGAGCGTGCTGATCATCTTGAGAAATGGCTAGCGGCACATTGGGATAACGAACCAGTGACCAACAATGGTCGTGGCTTGCTGCACCAGATGGAACACGATGGCATCGAACGTTTGATCGCATATCTTCGTGAAGTGGAAGAAGGCCATAGCTATACGTCGAGCATGGAGTCACGTCAACGAGACTTCCGTAGCTTCTTCGACCAGTACGATCAACGTCGTAGCAAGAACTTCTGCGAGACATTCCCGATGCTAGCTGACTGGTTTAAATCGTTGCCTAAGACCACTATGATTCCAATCAAATTGGTGAGTGGTGATTCAACTAAAGGTTGGAAGCATGTTGATGAGCTTGTTGAAAGAGCAAACAAAGAAGGATGGATTCTTGAACCTTCTGCTGCGAATCCGGGTTCACAGGACTTTGTAGAACCAAAGGTAGGCGCTTAATGAAAAGGAGACTTCGGTCTCCTTTTTTGTTTTTTGGCAAAAGATAAATATGACTTTATAAAGGACACTAATATGAAAATGGAAATGAACACTAAGGAATTTTATACACAGCATTCTAAAGTGTTTTGTATGAGCCCGTGGACACACCTTCATGGTCTACCTACCGGCGATGTTATTCCATGCTGCTTGTCCCCTTTTGAGGCCAACGTAGGCAACCTCAAAAAAGAATCAATCATCCAAGTTTGGAACAGCGAAAAGATGCGCGAACTTCGACGCAACATGCTGAACGATGTCCCTACACCAGATGTCTGCAATCGCTGCTATTCAAAAGGCACAAACAAGTTCTCTACGTTACGTGATGGCCTCAATGCAAAGTATGCCGAGAAATACTACGATGTGGTTCAATCAACAGAAGTAGATGGTTCTGTTCCAGAGCTTAATATCGTCCATTGGGACTTCAGATTCTCTAATATCTGCAATCTCAAATGCAGAACATGTGGTCCTGATTTCTCCACTCCATGGTACGATGATTTCTTAGCTGTCCATAATATCGATAAGGCGCAATATGGTAAAGGTCGCTTCCTCAAAATCGTAGAGGACAAGGATCAATTCTGGGACATGATCGATCCGTTGTACCCGCACGTCGAAAGCATTCACTTTGCTGGCGGCGAACCACTGTTGATGGATGAACACTACCGTATGATCAACCGCTTCCTAGAGGAAGGCAATACCGATTTAGAAATTCTTTATTCCACAAACTTCACAGTGATGAAGTATAAGGGAATTGAGGTACCTGAGCTATGGAAGAACTTCAGCGACATCACTCTATCAATCAGCGTTGATGGCTTCGGTGAATACTTTGACTTGATTCGCTCAGGTGGCAATTGGGCTGACGTCGAAAAGAACTTCGAGCTTCTGACTAATGATCCACGCATGGCACACATCAAGTATCGCATCCATCCTACGGTTAGCATATTGAACATTTTCCATATCACTGATTTGCATGAACTTCTTCTTAACAGGAAGTACATCATCAAAGATGGATTGAAGACTGATCCTGAAAATTATTATTCGGATGTGTTTATGATCAATCCGTTGATTTATCCTGACCACTACAATATCCAAGCTTTGCCAATGCACATCAAGGATAAGGCAGCAGAGAAGATTAGAAAACATATCGAATGGCTAGATGTTAATCACGGTATCATTGGTGATGGTTTTGAGAATCTCATAACATATATGTACGAAAAAGACGATAGCGCGAACTTTGAAGAGTTCAAAAAGGTTACCGCTAAGTTAGACACTATTCGCGGTGAAAATATGGCAGGGCTTCTAAATTATTTGGAGATTTAAAATGTATTCGGTGTTATACGCCAATGGCTGTTCTATGACTGAAGGGTCGGAACTTGGCAATAAGAAATTCAACTATGACGAGAGTAAGTTTTCACCAAACATCTCTCGTACATTCAATGTGCCTTCACCTGAGCATATTGAGCATATGATGACTCACAATTATTCCTTTATCGCTAAGGAATTATTGGGAATACCTAATATTGTGAATGACGCCGAAGGCGGTGGTAGTAATTCGAGAATCGTCAGAACAACGATTCTTGGTGTAAATAATTTGCTTAAGACGCACAAGCCAGAGGAAATTCTGGTTGTGGTTGGATGGACTACCGTCGATCGATTTGAATATATGATGTACGATCGATATGCGCAGTTTATACCAGGCCACATCAAGCATACTACGCTACCATCAGGATTTGTTCGTTTGGCTAAGCTTCATGCTGAATGGGCGAGTACTGATTTGCTTCATTGCATGACTTCGCATTTGATGGGCATTCTTCACCTGAAGAATTATCTCGAATCGGTTGGAGTGGACTATGTCTTCAGCTATGGATTGTCGAATCACCTAGAACATTCTTTTGAAGAATCGGATATTAAGAAAATTCAGGATAACGATCAACTCAAAGACTTATATGAGATGGTGATGAACGATCGTTGGTTCTTTAATGAATGGTATCAAGGTAGGGTAGAGGATTATAAAACGTTTATCGATTTCTTCTCCCGTATTTCATTCTACTCACATTCGATCGATCATGGTTTTAAACAAGGAACAGGCCTTCATCCGCTAGAAGATGCACACTATTCATGGGGTAAGACACTCCATAATTTCGTAAAGGAAAAACTAAATGTTGAAGTTCTTTAAAGATTTACTTCTGTCGTGGAAGAAGAAGAGTCTACTCAAGAAGAAGCGCAACGGTAAGTCCGATCCATTTATCTATTGAGAATGATCAGGACGCCGCCAGGGACATCAAATTGAAATGCCCAATAGGAGTTGCAGACGACAAAAAAGGGAGCCAATGGCTCCCTTTTTGCTTTGGTGTGATCGTCTATTGTTTGACCGACACGTTGAACACTGCGTTCTGACTAACGACCTTGTCCTGGTACAACATGATCCAGTTCAGCCAGGTCGAACCGTTCGCGAAGTTGTTCGAGTTGGTATAGATCGTATTGGCCACTTTATGATCACGAAGGTCGATCTTCTCGATGGCGCTGAAGCCATACAAGCCGCCTTTAGTTTCGACACGGTTCAGATAGACATATGGCCAGGCATAAGCGATGTCGAGTGTCGTCGAGTATTTTGCGTTGGTGCCGAACGTGATGATTGTCTCTTTGTTCTTGAAATCACCTTTGCCATCATTCTTAAAGATGGTTGGCGGGATGCCTGCCTCGTCATCAGGAGCTTCGGTGCCGGCAAGGAATGCATCGTAGTGGCCTTTGCTGTCGAAGTCAATCAGTTCAGCAGTGAACGAAACATTCATTGTGTAGGTGATGTTCGGGCTGCTCCACACCTTTGGCTGGAATGGCAGACGACTGAAGTCCTTGACGAACCCGCCATTCTTGTCGTTCATCAAGAAGAATGGTACCGTTTCATTGGCTTGATTGTCGGTGACGAGGATGTCAGCGAAGTTGTCTCCGTTCACGTCGGCAGCGGAAGCGCCGTGGCAGTAGCATGTAAACGGAACAGTCGTGTTTTTGTAGGTACCATCGCTCTGGCTCAGGAGCATATGCTGCTTCTCGCCGACGTATGGTGGCGCATCGAAGCCATGGCATGCGATGAACACATCAGGCTTGCTGTCGCCATTGAAATCTGCCACCACCGCTTTACGCGGATGGATGCATCCGGCAGTATCGGAAAGGAGCTTCGATGTATTGTCGACCCAGGCGCCATTGACGTTCTTGTAGAAACGGACGGCGCCGATCATGCCAGCGGTCTTAGGGTCGTCGCGATTGTAGATCAGCGAATGCGTGACCATCGAGTACGTACCGTCCTGGAAGAAGTCGGCAAACGCTACCGTATTCGACAGGTTCACTTCAGCTGGCATGTTCACCGAACCGAGTGCTTTGCCGGCAACTGCTTTGTTTTCGAAGGAGGATTTCAGGACTGGAATCGGGTCCTTCTTCACTGGTTCCGGCACAACCGCAATAGGCGGCGCATTCGAAACCGGAGCCGGATTGGAATCACCACCGCCACCGCCACATGCGGAGAGGAGAATTGCTGCCACCATGAAGGCAGCGGTACGACGGGTACGGGACATCCACATTTTGAAACCTCCATTAAGTTTTAGCTGATGTTGCAACTATAACTCAAGAAGGTTTCATGTGTAAACAACTATTTTGCTGTGACTTAAAAGATACAGATTACGCGTAGAAGCGTTGCATCCATTCTTCGAGCCATTCATCGAACTCTTGCTCCATCTTCACATCACGCGAAGGTAGGGTTGTAGTGTCTTTGACTTGATCAAGTTCGTCCATCAACGACTCAAGCAACGTTTTCACTTCATCAACACTGCGTTCGCCTCGCTTGATGGATAGCAGTTGTTCGACATTCTCTTTAGGGAATGGGAACTGAAGACGATGCTCACGTAGCAGTTTGATTGCTTGTTGAGTGATGCGGATGGCGTGACTCGTTGCCTTCCAATCCATGCCATTTGCAGCCTCAGCTTCAGCAGCGCGTGAACCATACTTGCTCATGAGGACTTCAGTGCGTTGGATCGCTTCTTCGATCGTGATCGAATATGGGTACACCTTCTCTAGCACACTAACGCCAGGATGCTTCTTGTCCATGTTCTCGTACGTAGTCTTGAACAAGTACTTGTCTTCGTTGCCGATCAACCACGGATCGATCACGTCGAGTTTGTCGTCAAGGCGATAGTGGCCCATAGCGACTTCTTCGCGAAGCTTATCAGTGAACTTACGGACGGAGGCCAGACGCGTACCTTTGATGCCGTAGATTTGTGCTTGGTTCATTGCATAGCCGATCATCGCTTTGATGTTCGAAGTCAGGAACTTCTCAGACAACTCGTGAACGAAATCCAAGAACTGTAGGTCATACACTTCCTGGCCTGCTGAGTGCTCCTCGGCTAGAACAGCAAAGGCAAGTTCGACGGCATAGGTTTGACCGCCGATGAAGTCTTTGGCGAAGATTTGGATTGGGATGAATTCTTGATCGACATCGTCTTTGGTGTTGCGAGTCTTGTCACCACCAGTAGTGATGACGACGTTACGCACTTGACGGCCAGTGAGGAGCATGCTCTTCTTTGGAAGGAAGATTTCCTTCCAGTCGATGTCCGATTGCGGAGTGTTCGTGCCGTAGAGGCGGGACCCGAACATGGTCTTGAACAGAGTCGTGCGACCCTGCAAATCTTTTCTTTCGTGTTCCATATTATTCTTTTTTTTGGTATGGTGTTATTCGATGTCCACGCCTAATGAAATTAGGTGAAGCTGAAGAACAATGACTTGGGCGTAGGCGATCGCGTGGCCTTTCTTAAACGAATAGTCCTCAGCGGTGTAATCGTAAAGCAGCGCTCGAACTTGTTCCTTATGGGTCAAATACTTCTCAACCATGTGGCGTTTACCGGGACGGATCAACGCAATCGCATCAGCAAGGTCACTGACTGATTTTGGCTGGAGTTGTTTGATGAGGTCGAAGTGCTTAGAGATTTGAAACAGTTGCTTGACGATTGAAGCGGAGCGGAGGAGTTCCCAAGGTGGGTCGAGTTCGAGTAGAGCGTCGATTTCAGCTTTGGACTCGAAGTGGTTGTAGACAGAGTTATGAAGCATGTCGATCTTGAAGTAACCCAGCGTTGCAGCTTCTCGGTGAGGGATAGCTGCAAAGCCGGTTAACGGATCGGTTGGGATCGCTTGCGGGTAGATTCCGCAAGGGTGTTTCATAGCTCGGTTATTGACGACCTGCATTGCAAGAGGCCAGTGAGAGAAAATCTTAGCGATCGGCGTATCCGATCGCAAGTCAATATCGATATCTATGTCAATCTCTCCTGTGAAAGATGATTAGTTCTTTTTTCGTTTTTGACCATTGGAGGTTGTTCCTTGGTACTGCTGTAGCAATACCTTAAGCATGTGGTTTTCTTCCACGAGCGTGTTGATGATTTCGTTCAACTGCTCGATGTTGGATTCTAGGCGATGTTCTTTTTTACCAGCAGACATGATAACCTCCAATGAGTGGGATAAATTGTATTGATCAAAACGATCATAGATATTTATACCCCACGTGTGAAAAATCAACGTTGCTTAAGCGGCTCGCATTTCGGTTCCATCAGCTGTCGCATATAGTCTAATGCGTTAGGCAAAGAGTCAAAGAACGTTGGTTCAAAGTCCTTGCCTCGATTTCGTTCAATCCAAACACACAGAGCAATGCCATCGGTGCGATAACCGGGCTTGCGTTGGTAAACGCTGTAACCCCAAACATTGACAGTGCCATTGATTTCGTTCAGACACAGTGCGCGCATTTGAGGATACGAGGCAGCGATGCCATACACTGCCCACAAAGGTTTGTACGTATTCTGGTATGGATCGACCGCACCAACTGGATTAAACTTTGGCATATGGATCATCCTCCAATGCGCGGTAATCGTAGTTGATTTCATTTCGGAATCGATCTTCGCGACCTTTGCGCCAAATCTTTTCCAACCAGTATATCCGGCCACTGATTTCAATTGGATAACAAGCAAAATACAAATGCCAGAAATTCACCTTAGCAAGTCTTTTAGCGAAGCGAGTTTGGTAGTTATCCCATCTCATATCTTTTCCTTGGGACACACATTTCGAAACTCTGACGCTAGAGCATTGTGTCGTCCTCTTAGTGTTGCGTCAATCGTCTCCCAATCAGCAGGAAGACTCATGATTTCATAGTAGATACCATTCATTGAATTGTAATCCACGATGCGGCCTTTAGTAGCAATTTGCACGCCGAAATCCAGGATGCGGAATGAATGGAAGATGCTCTTCTTAGCGATGCGTTCGTTGTAGTCTGCTTCAACTATCAGCTTCTTCTTTGCCTTCACCCAAGAGTTCGAGGCCACGCGCGAGAACTCCTCACGAAGCTTTGCTTTGTTGAGAGTGAAGCCGAATTTCATAGTGTTCATTTTATGGACTAGGTGTAGCGAATTATTGATTTGCTTATCCTTAGGAAGGTAAAAGCATTCCAACGCATACACTCGATGATCGTTCAAAGCATCCACCCATTGTGAATGGCTCCACACATGAAGATCAAGCCCAGTTGCGGCAAGTTCATTGCGCCAATCTTCTCGCTTAAAGTCTTTATCTGCGAGGATGATTTGAAAATCGTGATCGGAGTTTTCTGTTGTTGTACCGTAGACTCGGGACCCGTACGGATACAAGGTTGAGCCATTTGGCAGAGCATCAAGTAGTTGTTCAATCATCATAGTTTTGTAAAGGTGGCGATTGCGTCGAGGTTGACGATAAAGCTTTCTCCGGAAGTGCCATTATGTTCGATGATGCTTACCATATCAACGCCTTTTGCCAGGTATTCAAGTCGAAGCTTTTTATAATTCTTGGCTTGATCATCCCACTCCAACAGAGCATTTTCTCGTTCATAGATTGAGACCATGTTCGACAGAGTAAGGTCCTCTACAACTGCATCTTCTTTGAGCACTATTTCGTATACGTACTTTCCAATGCGCTCGGCAAAGTCGCGCATTGGAGTAACGTAATAGCCAACCACCGCTTTTGCTGCTACATCACTATCTTCTGTTGCTGACTGTATGACTTCAATCGATGGGAAATCGTAATCGGCATTACTGCCATGGTAGTACTTCATAGCTGCTGACGCGCCTTTCGATTTCCTCTAGTAGTTCCATCAACGTCTTGCGACCATAGATCACTTCGAAGTCGACGCTGTTGCATTCGTCCTCACTGATCAAATGATCTTGCAAAATGCTATACGCAATTTGGTGTGCCGATCGCTCACCTTTGCGCGGCTCATCATCTGTTGAGAACCATGACGGCTGGGGCAAGCTTTCACGTACCTTTGCAATGGTGTCTTGAACTTCCAAATCACCAGCAATGCCATCGCTTAGCACACCAAGCACTTCATGTACGTCATCGATCGTGTCTTGCGATATTTCAATCATATGCCCATCTCTCCGGCCAGTAGTTTCATTTGTTCGACGATCTTTGGATTGGCATCGAACTTCTCAGCCCAATAGCTGTAGTTGATCAATGACATCAATTCGTCTTTGTCGAGTGGCTCTAGCGCCGTCAGGAACGTTTTGAATCGTCTGGAGCAAAGCAATAGCCATGGGCTCAACAAACGTTGCCTGATGAGCTGCATCACTTCCCTGTGAGTAATCAGGCCAAACACGTCACCAACCGTCATCTCAGCAGCATCGGCCATCTTGTAAAGCGTATCGATAGTGATGGCTGCTTGGTCCAGCGGGTCGGACGTTCGGTCGATCCATTCCAGATACAGCGAGTAGCATTCATCGCGGCACCACAGCATAGGCGACAAGTTCCTCGACACCATCAGCTTGATGAAGTTCTCCATTGATGGTAGCTTAACCTTCCAGCACCATTCAACAAATTTGACCATCGTGTTGAAGTACCGCGAAGTCGAGAACGTTTCGATTGGTGGGACCTTACGGTTCATTGCCCGCATCCAAGATGCATAGGCAGCATAAGCTGCTTGGCCGGACGTGGTACCGATGTCTTCCGCACGCTTCATCTCGGCGCAACGGTGTTTCATGAAGGAGCCTTCGCGTACGAAGTTCTTCAAACAGAACTTGCATTCATATGCCATGGATTATTTTCTTTCGTTTGGCTGGTGACAGAAGATGCAGCAGTCGTCAGTCTCCCAATCACCTTCGTAGTCGGATGATAGGTAAGCAATGCCGCCATTGTTGAGTTTGACGATTGGCTCCATGCCGGGCGCACTTCGTTCCGAGTAGTAATGGCAAGCGTGATCTGGACTTACTGGACAGTGCCATCCGAAATCTTCACCGCAAATCTCACACCAAGCGGAGTATTCGACCTCATACGCGATTGCATGAGGACACTTCTCGAGTTCAGTGTCAAGCTGTTGCTGAAGAGCGCCGATTGCAGTTTGGATCGCAGCAATGCCCTTTTTGAACTGCCATTGGGTTTCATCCAACGGTGGAGTGACGACCTTACGCTTTGGAGGGCGATATTTCTTGACCATTACTTCAAATCCTTCTTGAGCTTAGCCAGTTCTTCTTTTTGGAAACCAAGCTCTTCAGCCATCGCGAGGATGTCTTCGCTGCCGAGAAGCGGCATCACCGACTTTGCTTCACGAACGCCATAGTCGCAGTATTGCATGACGATGTCTAGGCCTTTGTTCTTCTTATTGGCAGCAGTCTTGGCGGCCATCCAATTGTAGCGGCGTGGAGTGCCGGAGCTTGCGGCGCATTGAAGTTTGTACAGCAGTTCCTTGTGCTCGCCGATGTTGAACACGAAACGATTGACCAGCTCATTCAAGTAAATGATTTGGCGTTCATCGTTAGTGCCAGACATCCAACGCATGGACACAAGTGGACTGTATGCCTTGCGCTGTTCATCGGTAAGCTTGCTGTAGAACATCGTGTCCTTCTTGTCGATTTGGCCGAGCAAGTGGAAGATGTCTAGTGCGAATTCTTTAGCCATTGTTCTTCTTGTATTTGTCGTATTGTTCGATTGCCCACACGATTGCGTAGCAGTTCCAGATGTAGTGGAAGGTGTACCGCTTCATCCGGTACTCGAAGATGTCGGTGAATTCAAAGTCTTCGTAGTTGAAGTCGTAGAGGCCAGTCAAGGCACGGTGTTCATCACCGGCATCGATGTAGTCCAGGATTTCTCGCTTAATCTCACCCCAGATTTCGTTGCCTTCCATGTCCTCTTCTTTGGTGAGGCCATTCTCTTCGAGCCATTCATTGTAATACTGCTCGATGACTTCACGCGTTCGATCGCCGTCGAATTCTTCGTAACCTTCACGACCGGCCGACGTCAACTTCTCAGCCCAATAGCCAGGATTAATGAAGCCGCCTTCATGTCGGAAGAACTCGAACATATCAGTGAGACGATTGAATGAGTATGCACCCATATCGCCGCTGATGATCAGATTGCCTGGCCATGTGATGATGTCGAAGTAATAGTCGGATGAGCCTGGACGCGAGAGACGAATATGACGGTGAACATCATCATCACGAATGACAGTCAGTTGATGTTCAGCCACATCGCGAAGTACACGTTCATAGGTGCATTGTTCGCGTGACATAGATTACAGCTTCACCAGTTTGTAGCACAGCGCGGCGAAGTTGATCTCGGGATCAGCCATGACCGCATGGCGGTACAGATAGTCGGCGATCAGGACGATTGCTGCTTCGTTGCTGTCTGCATCGAAGCCTTTGCACTTGTGGATGTTTTCGTACATGAAGCGGTATACTTCTTCGTACTCTTCGCGACCAACGTTCTCGCAGACCAGCTTGCGAATGCCTCGGATGTCGCCGGCTTCCAGCATATCGAGAATTTGGAACTTGTAGTCAGAGCCGTTGACCGATTCTGGTTCAGTCAGCTTGCCGCCTTCCGAATTGTCTTGCACCGCATTGATCAGCGCGCGAATGTCTGGGTACGATGCGGCAATGTACTTCTCGAGCAGTTCAGGTTCAAAGTCGACGCCTTCGGTGACGAGGATCGTGGCGACCAGGACTGCGGTGTCTTCGAACGAAGGCGCTTTGAACTCGTAGTGAGTCATACGCGACTTCAGCGCGGGGATGATCTTGTTTGCGTAGTTGCAGGTGCCGATAAAGCGGACATAGTCCGAGTAGTCTTCCATGATCACGCGCAGTGCAGCTTGTGCAGCATGGGACAGGCCATCCATCTCTTCGAGCTGAACGACTTTGAACTTGCTTGTCGCGAAGGTCTGAACGAAGTTCGAAATCTTTTCACGCATGGTGTCGACGCTGTTTTCTTTCGAAGCGTTGATACGCATGACATCCATCTTTTCAATGTTGAAGTCATTGACCAACGCGTTCGAGATAGTCGATTTACCCGAACCTTGCACACCAGACAAAAGCAGATGCGGGAACTCACCATCGCTTAGGTACTTCATGAACTTGCGCTTTTGAGTTTCGTTTTGGAAGACGACTTCGGACAGCGATTTAGGAGCGTGCTTGCGCACCCACAATTGTTTGATCTTAGACATAGGTGTGTAAAGTA